TCAGAGCAGTGCGGACGGCATCGGCGCTTCTTCGTACCCGCCCCACACCGATTGATCGTAGTCGACGACGGAGCCGGTCACCAGACCTGACTCGTCCGTCGCGTCGGTCGCCGTCATTTGCCTTTCCTCGTATAACGATTTGTCAAAGTTCTCTCGCCATGAATGACCGCGCGGAAGTCTGCCCGCTTTCGCGTCGGGCAATGTCTCAGCCCGTATCCCGTCCATTACAGCCGGGCATTCGCTTCCTCCGCATTCCTTTACCCACAGCGCCAACAGCGTTCCTTGCGGTTCGCCTACCATTGCTGGCGGGGCTAGCTCGTTTTACCCGATGCCTTTCGTGATGTACCAGAACAGCGCCGGCGTCATCCAGACACAGCTCTCCACCGGCGGGCAAGGCGGGCCCCTAGGCCGCCCGTGTTTGCGCAAGCGAAGATGCACGTCCCGATTGAAACTGCAAGGCAGGCTCGCGACCATGCGCGCAGCGTAGGTGCCGATTGCGCGGTTGCAATCGGCGGCGGATCGACGGTCGGCCTAGGAAAAGCTATCGCGCGTGAGTCGAGCTTACCCATCATCGCCATTCCAACCACGTACACCGGCTCCGAGATGACGCCGATCTATGGCATTACGGAGGACGGGTTGAAGCGTACCGGACGTGACTCGCGTGTTTTGCCCAAGACCGTCGTCTACGACCCCTTCCTGTCACAGCATTTACCGCTCCGCTTGCCGTTCGTGAGCGGCCTCAATGCGATTGCGCACGCCGCAGAAGGAATGTACGCCCGAGACGGCAACCCGATCATGTCACTCATGGCCGAAGAAGGAATACGCGCGTTGGCGACAGGCATGCGAGGTCTCAAGAGCGATCCGGAAAATCTCACTGCGCGCAGCGATTGCCTTTACGGTGCCTGGCTGTGTGGTACGGTACTGGGTCATGTTGGGATGGCTCTGCATCACAAGCTCTGTCATACCCTCGGCGGAAGCTTCAATCTGCCGCATGCGGAAACACATGCAATCGTGTTGCCTCACGCACTCGCCTATAACAGCGCCGCGGTGCCCGACGCGATGTTTCGAATCGCCCGGGCGCTCGGAAGCGAGAATGCTGCGCTTGGTGTCTTCGAGCTCGGGCGGGAACTCGGCATTTCGTCCGGTTTGCGCGAGATTGGCATGCAAGAATCCGACCTTGATCGAGCATGCGAGCTCGCCTTGTCGAATCCCTATTGGAATCCACGCCCGATCGAACGCGGACCCCTCCGGTCCTTACTTCAGGATGCGTGGAGTGCGAGCGCGCCGCATCTGTGACCAGAAAGTCAGCGTGACTTGCCGTACGGAAATCGAGGGCCTGTCGTGGGGCATTGAACGCCGGTTCATTGCCCCATGGTCCCCGTGAAACGGCCACCATCAACCGTCGCGACGAAAATTCGGAGATCTCCACGATATCCATTGTTCATTTGGTCACGACGGTGATTGCGATTTGAATGAGTCATTTGTCAAATCCACTCACCCGAGCTTGATCTCAACGATCGACCGCCTCACTTTCTCGGTTCGGCGACTTCCATAATACGCACATCATGATTTCGATTCGAGCAGCAAACCACCGTGGCCGTGCCGAGCATGGCTGGCTTAGTTCCCGTCACACGTTTTCTTTCGCGAACTACTACGATCCGAAGCAGGTCGGCTTCGCGACACGCAGCGCGCTAAGTCGATGCAGTTGTCGTCCCGCCATGTTGCCCTCCCTACCCACAAACCCACATCGCTACCCATACTTCGTGAGGAAGTTGTGCGGGACGTCAACGATAGCCGCAAGCACGTCGTTACCCACAAATCACTTTAAAATCAGCAATCTACAGGACATCAACGGAAGAACCCGGAAGGGCCCGGAAGGCCCATGTGGCGGAAGGCAGCAGGAGTCGAACCTACCCAGGAGCGTCTGACGCCCCTAACCGGATTTGAAGGCCGATTTCACTGTATGCAAGATCAGTTGACAGGCTGTAGACCCTCTATGCCATGCGGATTTGAGCATCTGTCAATGCTGTAGATGCGTACAGTGACGCGCCATGCGAAGGCAGAAAAACACACACCGTCAACGCCGGAGACTCGGCCAACCTCAAAGGTTCCGGCGCCCGGTGCTGCGACGCTTTCGTCTGCCACACTCGAACGGTCTCGCGCCGAGCTAGGCGGAAGAGGCACCGGCACCACACGGACGTAGTGCGCGCGCGAGTTGCAGGCTAGGCAACAATATGATAAAAAGCCTAGTTGCTTTGGTTATACTTATGTGGTATTTTGTTCTCACCATGTACAGAATCAGAACAAGGGCAATCAGTCAACTGAAAGGAGGTAGCAATGTTTGACTTTCGCATGTCAGTGCGCGAGAACTTTGCTTCGTTCCGCGATGAGGCCACGGGCCGCGTTGTTTTCGTTGACTCGTTCGACAACCATGAATTTAATGTGCGCTTGGGCACATTCGACGAAAGCACTGAGCTCGGGGTCATAGTCGCAGACTCTAGCGATGCGTTGAACAGCCAGCTGAGAGAACTCGTAGCCGCGCACACCTAACCACAACATGCCGATCACACAAGAAGAAACGCGCGCACTTGAGGCGACCATCAACGAAAAACTCGCGGTTCACAAAACGGCATTTAAGATGTCGGTGCACTTTTCGATTGACCGTTTGAACGATCCGCGGAACAACCCTCCCATTACGATTGCCGAGCTGGAATCGATCTTCGACCGCCTGATCGACCAGCACATCATGGCAATCTTGGTACTGAACGACAAGGATACGTTTAACATTCGGTGCCAGCAGTCGGACATCAACATCCCATGCGGCGTGCAAAAGGTCACTGCTCCCCAGAACTCAACGATCACGCAGAAAAATATCGTCATCACGATCATGCGCAAGCGGAATTTCTTCGCAAAGGATGCGATTGAATTCCAGGTCTGAAGATCGACCACCGTCGAAATTATTGCCCCCCGTCCCTGACGGGAGGAGATTCCTACAGGATGTACCTCAGTTGCCTGGATCCGCGGGCAAAAACATCCGTCCGAGCTATTCGGATACCCTCATATTGCCGATCTCAATTTGATGCTGCAGTAGCTCGTAGCGCTTCATGGCACTGCGGCGGCCCGCTCTGGCCACCGCAGCCACCAGAGTCAGTCCGCGTTTTCCCGAATGACCTGCTCCAACAGGTTGGCGTCGTCGACTGGCCCTTCAGAGCCCCTGAACGCGCATACCTCGATGTGCCCATCCCGGAACACGTCCGCCTCAACGCGCATCCCGACCACGGCGATCGAAACCAGCACCGTATCGGGCCGATTGCGGCTCAGGGTGTAATGAATCTTCGCGGCGTCGAGCCGGTCGAGAAGGTCGAATAGTGTGTTTGTAGCCATCGCAAGCCGCCTATTTCTTGAACCGATTGTCGTTAAGTAGCTTCAGTGCCTTCCGGGCATCCTTGATGCCGTCGCCGGCATCGCTTTGAATTTCGCCAAGAGTCGAGTTCAGATACTGACCCGGAAACTCTCGCAACACCGACCCCTTGCACTCGGCCCTGATGATGTCACATGCCATCATGTCAGTCCGATCCGCTGCGGCGATTTGCTCGACGTCGACGTCCGGCAATCCGTCGAAATATTCGAACGGCTGTGCATCACCGAGCGGCGTTGACATATCACTGCCGACATCATCCGCCGCCGCGAAGTCGCCAGACAATCCGTCGTCGTCCGAACTGGTCGTCGCGCCAAGCGCAGCTCCGGCGACTGCCTCGACCACGCCGAGCCAGTCGAAACCGCTACTGCCGTCGTCGTCCGAAAGGCCTCTTGCAGTGCTCGCTTTGGCCGCTTGCTTGGCAGCAGCATGTGCTCCGCCGCCCGACATCGCAGCATTCAGGCCGTAGACCTGGCTAACGCTGACTCCGATCGGCGGCCAGCGCTCTGGACCGGGTGTCGGACGAAACGCTGACACGGATATCGATTGATCGCGGTTTACGATCGGCACCAGCTTCTCGTTCGCAACCGCATTCCGTAGCGCGTGTTCGACCCCAGCGTTGTCGGTCGGCAGATCCCAGTGCGCAACGTTGAGGAATTCGCTGAGAAAGGACCGAACAGCTTCAAGGGCTTGGCCACCAGTGATGGTGCGCAGATCCCAGTTCGGCCGGAAGTAGAGGTCGAATGCCCGCCGGTCCTCCTCGAGCAAGCGTCGGTTTATCGCTTCGTCTTCGCACTGCTGGTCTCGACTTAAACTGAACGACCAGTTCGAGCAGGTCAAGCTCCGCGCCGATGTCGATCGGAAGCGCTCGATGTCGTCACGGCGGAGACGGTAAGCCCACCGAATGTCGATGTTGCGCGTGTCGTATTGTCGGCGCGGCATCAGCATGCACTGCCACGTGCCGATGTTGAGCGGGACATAGAGGGTGTTGTACATCGGCGAGCCTGCCTCGTACAGAGTTGGACGGAACGACCATCGTAGCGGCCCGGAGAACGTCTCGGAACGGCCCGAGTGAAATTTGACCGTTCCCAACGTTTGCGCCTTGATGGCCTAGAACAGGCCGCCCGTCTGGGTTCCCGGCTCCCAGTTCGTGATCACCAGTTCGCTGCTCATCGACGAGCCGCCGGCGTTATTGTTCACGCTGTACTTGATGTTCAGGCCCAGCATCGACAAGCCATCGAACGCCCGCCGGATGTCCGGGTGGTCGTTAATGCTGACCATCACCTTGCCCTTGCACGAACGCATGAATGCCGCCATACGCTCGTAGTTCTCGAATGGGAAGTCGACGCCGTAGCCCTCGGTCTGCCAGTACGGCGGATCGCAGTAAAAGAACGTATGCGGCCGGTCATAGCGCTCCATGCACGCCTGCCACGACAGGTTCTCGATATTTACGCCGGCAAGTCGCAGATGGGCGGCCGACAGACTCTCCTCGATGCGCAGCAGATTCACGGTTGGCGCGGTGGTTGCCGTGCCGAACGTCTGGCCTTCGACTTTGCCGCCGAAGGCGTGCTGCTGCAGGTAATAGAAGCGCGCGGCTCGTTGGATATCGGTGAGCGTCTCCGGGACCGTCTGCTGATGCCATTTGAACACCTGGCGACTCGAAATCGCGTACTTGAACTGCCGCACGAACTCCTCGAGGTGGTGCTGTACGACACGGTAAAGGTTCACCAGCTCGCCGTTGATGTCGTTGAGCACCTCCACTGGTGCAGGAACGGGTCGTAGAAAGTAAAGCGCCGCTCCCCCGCAAAAGACCTCCACGTAGCACTCGTGTTGAGGAAACAGCGGAAGAATCCGGTCAGCGAGACGCCGTTTCCCGCCAATCCAAGGAATAATGGGATTGCTCATTGTGAATTGCCAATATCCAGTTGATAATGTCTACCACCTCCGCAGAGGTAGCAGGGTCTTGGCTGATTCACTGCGTGTTCAGTGGAGAAGCGGCCGGCACGGTGTTCCAGCACTCGGGCGGCCGCCCTGCTCCAATTCGCGCTCTCCATCAAAACCACGCCGATCCCTACAGTGCCTCAATCACCCGCTCGATGAAGTGATCTTCGACGTTCGGCACTGGCCAAGACGGCTTGCCGATCGCTACGAGTGGCGCCGGATGCTGCCAAGGATGGAGCAGCCGCGGCACGAGCGGCACCACATCCTCTCCGTTTCGGTACAGATGAATCCGCACACCGCGCGCCGCTAGAAGCGCACCGAGCCCACCATCTGCGCTGATGCGCGGAGGCTCGAACGCGTACACCTCTTTCGGCGGTCGACCGACCTGACACAGCACGGCCGCGAACAGGATCGCCAGCGCAGCCCCTTCGCTGTGCCCGACCGTCGCGGCCGGCGTGGGTAACGCCAATAGCGGATCCCGGATCGAACAGAACGCCCGCCAGAATCCGGCATGCAGCACACCGAGGCCGTCGATGGTCACGGCCCCGACGTCAAGGTCGGCGAGCCAGCACGCGACGTTGTTCGTGCCGGGGAATGCAACCGCACTCCCCTCCACGATTGCCCGCGCAGATCCGGCCTCGACACCGATCTGCGGCGGGGTCGTATATGCGCGCTGAGCTAGCAACGCATAGTCGCGCGGGGTCATTGCAATGGCGCGCCTGTGAGCAGCGTCGACGGGGCAGCCGGCGCGGATCCGGCCGAGGCACCCGATGCGGGCGCCGCAGTCACTGTCGCTTTCCCGTACGCAGCAAGGGCGTTCGTCACGGTCAACTGGAACACGCCGAGCGCAGCAACGACGATTGGCTTCTGGTCGGCTGGGATTAGCGCTGAGCCTGTGATCGCCCGCTCGATCGCCGGAATGCCGCTACCGATCAGGGATTGCGTCGACGTGGTCGTGATGGCAGACGCCGTTGCGCAAAACAGACCATTCGCGGTCGCAGCGGCAGCGACTTCCGGGTCAAACGCTGCAACACTCAGCAACGTTGGCTCAACGATCATGCAGCCACTCGCAACGTCTGCCTGAAGTTTGGCGAACGCAGCAGTTGCCGACTGCTGTTGAATGGTCGAGCAGGCGCCAAGCGAGAGTGCAACAAGGCCAGCCGCGAGTGCGGCAAAAATCTTTTTCATGATGAAATCCTTCGGGAGTTGTGCCGCGAACACGGCGGGGATGATTACTGCAGCGTGGGGGCTGGCGCGGGTTGGACAGCCGCGGCCGGGATTACGACTGCGGCGGACTGCTCCACGGTGGCCGCCGGCGGCGCCGGCACAACTACGGGCGCGGGATCGCTCGCCTTCAACTCGGGATCGACTGACCCCTGAATACCGGCGACCAAATCCGCAACTGCCGAACTCGAGGTCGGGGTGCCGCGATTCACTGCGGTGTGGTACACACCCAGGCCGACGAGCGCACTTCCGATCGCGAAGATCAGTTCGTGTGGATCGACACCCTTCAAGAAGACGAGCGCCGTCCACAACCCGAAAAGCAAAACGGCCGCGAGAAATTTAATGCGCATCGCGGACAGCTTCAACTTCTGATCAGCATTCATTGCATATCTCCTGAAATAAAAAAAGCCGCCCAAGGCAGCAATGAGGACTACGAGACAAGGAAGCGCCGGCTCGCTTACGCGACGTCCAGCAAGGTCAAGTTGTGGGCCTTCATGATCGCGATGACCATCGCGGCATAGGTAGGCGCGGTCGAATATCCGCAGCGCGCAACTGCTGCCGCAAACTCCGGACCATTGGTGTACGCGAACGCCGGCCGGTAACGCGGGTTGCGAATCAGAAATTCCGCATGGTCCTCTATGCTGCCGAGCCAACTGCTATACGCGCGAAAGCGAGACGCGACTTGCACTGTTTTGCCGTTAACAACCTCATGCGTGAGCTTCGTCGTATATGGCCCATGCCAACCCGGATCGGCCTTGATCCCGAACAGGTTCATTCCCGGTGCGTGCAGCCCCCATCCAGACTCGAGCGCACCTTGCGCGACCGTGACGCTGGCCGGCACGCGCGTCCGTTGTGCGCACACCTTTGCCGCTGGCGCGATTGCAGCGATAAATGCTTGTGGCGTCATTTGAAAAATGCCTCGAGTAGTTTCAGCGCGTTAGCCGGGCCAACGAGCACCGCAGCAGCGAGGAAGTACAGGATCCACTCGATCCTTTGCGATTTCTTCTCGATGCCCTCCATGCGCTTCTCACCGCGACCAAACGAATCCAGAATCCCCTTATAGCGCTCGGCACATACAGCCTCGTGCACCTCGATGCGCGTCTTGTTCTCCGCGATTTCCGCAGCATTTTCTTCCGATGTTGTCATAGGCGGCCCCTACAAATGAAAAAGCCGCCAGAGGCGGCATGCATTACCTACAAATATGAAATGCGCCTCACGAGCGCCGAAAAAACAAGTCGTATGAGGCGTACGTTAGCCTGACAGCGGCGTGAAAACCCAGGCGGGTGGCGACGTGTACGCCAACGTCACAGACGCGCCTGGATTCAACATAAAGCCGACATCTGTGGATTTCGCAATGACTGCCCCGTTCATCTGGACTGCGGACACCGTTCCGCCAATCAGATTGACGAACTGCCGTTGCCCACTGCTATTCGTATACTGCGCGCCACTGAGCGGAACTGCCGGTGTTCCCAATAGGGAAACGTCCGGAATATCCACGGTGAAGCCGACTGCGGATGCGACCAGATTGGCGAATGGAATTCCAATATTGGGATTGACGAGCATGTTACTGCTGCCAGCAGTCGCATTCACCCCGTTAAGTACATTCGCGATGGTTCCACCGATCCATGTGTTATGCACGGCAGTCCGTGAATCGATAGCGATGGCACAAGCTGCCATCTCCATATCAAGACCATCGAACTTGTTTCCCACGCTATATCCACCAGTGAGATGGATGCAGTTTCCCGCGTTACCGAAACTGCCCTCAAACACGCCGAACTGCGTTTGCCTCAACCTAAGTGCATCGCCGTATCCCGAACCACCGCAGTTTGCCACCAGACGAACTTTCGGATTGAAAACACCGTTCATCTCGACGGCGCATGAATCTGGCGAATTGCTGCCATTGTTCACCACCAGATCAAGGGTCAGCTCGTTGATCTCGTCTTTGAGCCCCTCGTCGCCAACCTGTAACACGACGCCTGCCACATTGCCTTTGACACCCCAACCGACGTATTCTGGATAAAAGGCAGCCTTCGATTCACTCGTGATCAGGAGATTCGGAGCAGCCACATTGTTGTCGAACACCAACCCACAATTTTGTCTGCCGATGCCAATGATCCGCACGCCGGTAGTCGCAACCGATGCAAGTTCAAACTGTACCTGGCTTGTGCATCGGTACCAGTTCGTCAAAAGCAATTCCTTGCCACTCGCAGCTGCTGCTTTGTATGCCTTAATAACCGCCGAAGTATCGTCGGTAATTCGATCACCGGCAGCTCCAAAATCGTTTGGCGTGATTGCGTGATACGCCGAACTTGCTTGAAATATCACTCGTAAGGCATCGAGCAAATCATCGAAGCGGTTCGGCGTCGGCTGCACATTCGCCACCTGCAATATGCGCAGCATATTGCCGAGAATATCGTTTTGGGTATCGGCGTTCAGCCCTGTACCACGGATCCCCGGAGCGCAATCGCGCCCCCAGCCACCTGTTCCTGTTGGTGGAATCACCTGTCCTGGCGCCACATTCGGCGGCGCACCTACGGGGTTGACCAAAAAGCCTTGCATATTAGTCGATTGCCACTTGATTGGATGGAAACGAAGCGGAGCCACCGGACTCGAGCATGGCGCGAGCTTGCTTGCAACCGGAGACATATCGGGCTGCAGCTTTGGCGACCGCCATGAAAACTGCAGTGCTGGGCATCACGCGAAGTTTTCCCGTGATATCTGCCCATGGAAGGGTCTGCTCGCCGTTTGTGAACTCCTGCCAGACGCTAATGAACTGAGCCTCGGCGGCGATACTGATTTCGTCATCGGGAGCGACACCATAGATGGCATTCATCTCGGGTGACGAGGCACTCGTCACCGCCAATCCTTGACTGATCGATGCGTCGTATTGCTGCGCAGGGGTCAGTGTAGGAGCACTGTATGGTGCAATGTCCCCGTATTTTCCGGCCACCAGCTCGTCATAGATTTGCTGACCGTGCTGCTCGATATCCGCTTTCGACGCGAGGAACGGAACCGGCTGGTCGAATCCAGCAAACATCACCTCGCATGCGATACGAGATTCATCCGCGGCGGCGTAGGAAGGGTTCTTAACAGTCGTATAGTCCATTATGCGATCCGTTGTGCCAAATAGAGTGGAGTTGCCCCACTGGACACTAGTCCAATCGAGATCCATGTGCCTGCGGCCGCCCCCGCCCCATTGACAGTGCAACCGGCGACCTGTTGCCCGAGTCCTGTCCACGAAGGGTTGCTGCAGATCGAAATGCTTCCGACGTTTGCGTAACCAATGTTCGTAGTCAAATAGTTTCCAGCGGGCTGCTTACCATTTAATTGACTCTGAAAATTGGCGTTCTCTGTGTTGAACGTCTCGTTGAGGTACTGAATTGCGGCATTTTGTCCATTCACCGCGTTGTTCAGATTCTGGATAGCGGAATTTTGTCCATTTACCGCAGTGCCCAAATTCTGTATTGAAGCCGCCTGCCCGTTGACGTCGGTCTCGAGATTTGCGATTGCTGCCTGAGGTCCGTTGAGCGCCGTGTTGATCAGGGCATTGATCGCGTTGACCAGATCGTCGAACCGGTTAGGCGTCGGTGCGACTCCCGCGGCCTGCAATACGCGCAGCACGTTGCCAAGCAGGTCGTTGAAAAAATCCGCATCCGGCGTTGTACCGTCCAACCCGGGCTGACAATTGGCGGCCCAACCGCCGCCACCGGTCGGCGGCACAGCCTGGCCTGCGACGGTATCTGCCGGCGCTTGTACCGCGCCGATATTAAAGCCCTGCATGGTTCAAAACTCCTTGTACATGACACAGACGTGCGCCGGCACGAACTTCGAAATCAAGCACATCATCGGAGGCGGATCCGCCCCACAGATCGGCGTGCAGCCCAGCTGGAAATTGCACGAGCCAATTTGCGCGTATCGGGTAGCGACAGGGGGCGCGCAGTTTCCCGATGACATGTCATTGCACCCCATCTCGCCGCACCCCATCTCCGCGCTGTCGGTGTCGGCATTGGCGTTGACGCTGACGAGCAGAAACTGTCTACATCCGTGAAGGGCCGGCGCATCCGGACTCCCGCCGACCTGCATGCACCCGATCTGTCCGCACCCCATCGACGACTGCGGCACCCCCCACTCCGCAAGCGTCGCGGCGGGATAGCCAAGCCATTCTGCGACCTGCTGGAGGTATTCGAGAGTTGGTCCGGCACACGGACTATCTTGGAGTTGGATCCACTCGCACAGTCGTTCAGCCGTGAGACCCGGCGCCGGGCAATCGCTCGGATACCCGAAAATCGCCGCCCATCGCCCGAGCATCATCACCGCTGTACACGGAAACAATTCCGCGAGGATGTCGCATAGGTATTGCGCACAGGCTGCAAAGCCCGACGCAATCGCACGCCAAAACCTGCTGATCACCCGCGTCTCATCGCTCAGATCCCATATCGGGCCGCGCGGCAGGTTCTGCTGGATCGCGGCGAAATAGTCGTCGTCGGTCCACCCACACGAGTCGTCAATAATCTTGCATGTCGACATCAGCAAGTCTCCCAATCAACGACCACATGCGTAAAAATCTGCGCAGGCGGCTTGGCTGCAAACGTCGACTGTCCGACTGTGTAATCGAATAGCGCCGCTGCGTCGATCACGCGTTGCAGATCCTGCGCGGTATATCCGCGCCCGGGCGATGCCGTGCGGATAAGATAGCTATCGAGGTCACTTTCGACTGCAGATTGAATCGTCGCATTGAACGGCGTCGGGCACCGAATCGTAATGCCGAGCGGAACACCAGCGGGCAGACTCGCAACGGGCACGGCACCGATCGGTTTTCGGCACGGATTCGTCAGATATGCCTGGACGATCAACACATCCGTCTGCTGCGGAATGCCGTATGTCGTTGGGTAGGCGTAATCCATCATGAAATACACCTTGATCACGTTGCCATACGCGAATGCCCACGCTCGCGTGACCCCGGGGACTTCCAAGGCCCAATCGACGTAATCCTGCAACGTCCCATATCGGTTCCGGCGCGCCATGCGTGCCAGCAGACGGGCGCGCAGATCATCATCGGTCTCGATGTCCGCGCCGCCGCCCAAACCCGCCGTGCCGACGAGCGCCTCCGAATCTAGCCCGGACACGCTCGACATAAGTGACAACGGCTCGCTTGCCAACGCGTTAGTACTCGCCCCCGTCGTCGTGGCAGTGACGGTCACCACGCCGATTCCGGTAGCGTCGAGCACGACGTCCGCTTGCGTGGCGTACTGCGTGCCGTCGCTCCGACTGAACAGCGTGCCGGCTGGAATCAGAGTACTGGCAGTACCCGTTACAGCAACCGGGCCGGTCGCGGGCTGCGGCATCTTGATGTAGACGCGAAACAAATTTGCCCAACGCTGAAGCCATACCCCCGTCGCGGTGTCCGGCATCGCCTGCTTGAGGATCTTGACCGCCTGTGCGTACAACTCCCACAACATCCCGCCGACAACGGTTGCCGCAATCCAGAGGTTGTTCGGGAAAATCCATGCATCCGAGTTCGGCAACTTAGCTCGAAAGCCCTGTCGCATGCGCTCGATGAGGCTTGCTTGAGTCGGTTGGTCCATCGATCAGGTCCAGTAACGCCGGTATGCCCGGTTGTAGATAATTCGCCCGTCGCGGCCGTACAGCACGGGATTGATGAACATGGCGCCTTGAGGTTTGTCAGCCGTGATGATGCATTCCTGCCGCGCAGCAGCACCCTGGTCAACGAGACGTTGCATGGCGTCGCTCGCGTAAGACCGCGCGTGCTCGATCACCTTGTCCGTCAGCGCCTGGCGGTACAGCACCCAAAGCAGGCTTCCGACCGGGAACGGGCTGTAGACGTCACCCCACCATCCGCGGCGGTCCTCGGGGTTGTCCAAGAAAGGACAGTCGGCCGGCGCGCGTGCCTCGGTGAATAACTGGATGATCACGGCACTGTGCAGCTGGTTATCCGCAGCAAGGTCACCGTTTTTCACCTGCCAATCGGGAATATTCGTGAAGTCGTTGGCGCCTGACGGATCAGGCATGACGACGAAATCCCAACCGTCTCCGTACGTCGGTGTGCACTGGATCATTGCGGACCTCCCGACATGTCCTCGCCGTTCTGCACGCCGCCGTGTCTGTGCTTGCCACCTGACACATCGCCAAATACAACATCAGTCTTGCCCGTTACCGTGCCCGATGCGGTCGTATCGCCGGTCACATTCTGATTACCGGTCTGCTCCAGATCACCGATCAACGTCAGCTTCCCGGTCATGCGAAGATCGCCGACGAGGTCCGCCCCTTTTGGCACCTCGATACGCAGCTCGTCGCCGAGCAATTCGATGGTTCCGTCGTTCTTGAGGTGCAAGCGATGTGGCCGCGCTGCGTTGATGTACGTGTACACAGCAACCTCGCCATCAGCTACGTCGAATCGAAACCGCCGGTCCCCAACTACGACTACAACGCTGTGGGACTCATCGCCATCGATACATTGCGCAATCGTTTCGGCGCCGATCTTCGGCATAGCCGCCAACCCGTACGGTTCAATCCACTCCGCGGTTTTCTGCTGGTCCGCGAGACCAACGAGCGTCAACACCTTGTTCGCCGCACCGGAAATCCCAACGACAAAAGCGCGCCGGAACGTACTCCGCGCGCGCTGCATGGTTTCTCTCATGTCAATCTCTGGTCCAGAGGGGGCTGCTACCGCGTTTGCCCTTGGCTTTGCCCGCCGTTGTCGTCGACACCGGCTCGGGCGTGTATGCGCCCTGCGGCGCAAGCTCCATTTCAGTCACGGTTCCCGAACCGTCCTTGCGAAATTCGACACTCGCAATCAGCAGTTCGTGATCGAGGTTGATACGATCGTCGGTGACGTGGATCAATCGATTGATCCGCCAAAGCTTGCCGTCCGGCGCATGGAAACCTCGAACAGTCACCTTGAGGTTGATCGATTCGCCGTAATCGCGCGCCATCTGCCATTTCGCGCGCTCAAGCGTGCCGCCGTGGTCGGTCGGTCCCTCGGGGCGAACTATGCACGGTCGATAACGCGTCGTCGTCTTGCCTGTCGGGCTCGTATACGACGCGATCTGCGGATCATTGACGGTTGCGGACGGGGCGAGGTGCGCTTGCGCCTTCTTCACATACGCCGCATGCTGTTCGTTGGTCCAGACTACCGCAGCCGCCCCAGCATTTCCGAAATGAGGGTCGCTCTGTTGCCCTTTGGCGATGTACTGGCTGAATCGCTTTGACCAGTCGAACTTTGCTGCGGCGTGTTTGACGGGAGGTAGCGCGAACGGATAGCGGTCGCTGCCAGCTCGGGCAATTTGGAGATCTCCATCCGGGCGGCTGAAGACCAAAAGGCCCGACAGCTTGCACAGCCTTTGGATTGTGTCATACGTCTTTTCTCCCTGATTGATTTCGAAATTTCCGATACGTTGCTTGCTGGCTGCACTTGCACCGCCGCCCCTCTTCCCTTTCCCGGCCTTGGCCGCTTTCTTCACAATCGCCGCGCCTTTGCCGTTGAATCGCGCATTTGCAATACGCGTCGGCGCGTCCTGATCGGCATCGACATGGACCGTGATACCGAACGGCTTGACCAACGCGGAGATGATCGTCATCGCGTCCGATCCACGAAAATTCCCACCAGGAACGACCGTGGACGAATCAACCAGGTCGCCGGCCTTGGATCGCCCTGAAACGTTGACGGTGTGCTCGCTCTCGCCGATCTGGAACTCGGGCGCGTCGACGTAACCCGTACATACGAGCTCGCCGTCGATAAACAATCGTGCACTCGCGCCCGGCTGAATCCGCCACGCCTCACTGCGCCCGCTCCATCGCTCCGTGACGTCCAATCCGAATGCAATCGCACCCTGCTTGATCGACTGCGTGACCTTGACCGATTTCCAGCCCTCAAACATGAGACCGTCCACCTCAAGCGTCACCAGGTTGGCAAATTCAGTTTGTGGAGTCGCGGGCATACTGGATTTCATGAGGTAGGAACGATCCGTTCAGCGCACCGTTCCGATCGATCAACTCAAGCGCGCGAGTCGGGTCGTCGTATAGGTCATAAGCAACCGAAAGCGACGTTCGCCGTACGGTTCCGCTCAGCGTGTCGAGCGGTTGCAAGTCGTCAGAAACGGTCGCGAACTGCTCGCCGACGTATCGAAGCATGTCCGCAAGCATCTGGTGAATCTCCATTTGCCCATCGTTCGCGGCCTGTGACTGGGCGTTTAGCACACGCTGAGCGAAGTCATACCGTGCAGCCATCGCGCTATCACGATCCGGATATGCGGAATCGAGCACCGCTTGTCCAAGCTCGCCGAGTGCCGTGCGCGATACAAGCGATTCGATCGCCTGTGCCGCGTTGTTCAGGATCGCGATCTGCCCCGCATCACCGGCAACTCGAGGAAGCGAGATATCCGCCGTATCGCGAAGCGACTGCATCAAAAATGCATACGGCTGGTATTTCGTCATCGGCGACGTTTCGATATCAACCTGCTGTGCACCGCTTGTCGTCTCCGCAGGCTGGTCGATTCGTTCATCAAAAACGGACGTCAAGGAACGCACGAGATCGACAAGAGAGAGCGCCGTACCCAGCTCACCGAACGTGCCCGGATCGAAGGCGCCAACGACCGCCATCAATCCACGCAGGTCGAAATTCGACGCGATGAATGACAATGCGTTCGCTTGTCCAACCCACGCTACGGCGGTAGACATATATCCGTCGACGATCTGCCGAATATCACGCGTCATGTCACCCGCATTGATTGCATCGAGGTACGCGGCGACAGCTTGGTCGCGTAACGACTGCGCGGTATCGGCAATTAGACCGCTGCTGTTGGTAACCTGGAGGGATGACGCGCCATCCGCCTCGAGCACATAGTCGATAGAGAATTCGAACTTGCCGAGTTCATCTTTCGACGCTCGAAAATTCCACCTCGAAACGCGGACGTTGATATATCGACGCTCATACGGGTGATAGAGCACACCCGCACCGGGTTGATTGAATGCTCTCTTCAGTTCGTCGCGCTTGCGGGCAAGGTCGGGTTCAGTGATGTACCCATCGAGCTTCCCTTTCTCCGCGGCCTTCCCAAGGTCCTCGTTGTCCCAATCCTCTCGATTCGGATACTCGTGCGTGACAAGGCGCCGCCCACCTTCGTCGTCATCGGCCGAGGTCTCGAATTCGATTCCGCGGAACGACGCCTTTATGATGTATGGCTTAATGATGTCTGTCATGGCTTAACCGACGATACGCCGACGTCGCCGACGATGTTCGGCGCGCCGCTCTTGTCGACACCCGATTGCGTAAGTTTCAGTCCTTGGTCAAGCGACACGTGCATGTCGATGCCGAGCTTCCCCTTCGTACTCACCTCGACGGGCCCCGCCATCTTGACCTCCTGCGGTTTTTCCCCGGGTGTTCTAACGGGCACGCGGGCCAGAAGGCGCGTGTTCTCGTGCGCCCGTTCGCGCATCTCTTCCGCCGTAAATGGATGCGACTGTGCATTCCAAAGATCCTTCCCGGCGGCCGCCATTCTCGTTCCAACGCCACCGAAATTCTGATGTGCGCGAGTCGCAAACTGCGTTACGTCTTCCTTGAGATTGAAGAACCGACCGATGGCCGAAAAGATTCCGCCTTGCTTCCACGCTGAGGCAACGCCCTTGATTTTGTCCGCGACCGCTTCGAGGGAAGTTGCGAGCAATCTAAACGGAATCAGCGCCAGTTCGGCGCCGATCTTGACTACATCAAGCGCTTCACGAAGGAACTCAGCCACATCAGCAACAAATTGAAACTTTCCGCCGACACCATCCAGTGCTCCCGAAACCTGCGACGTGGACGGAAGCAGTTGAGCAAAAGCGTCCCATACGCCCTTGACTGCACCCCACACCGTGGACAGTACCTCGCTGAACGTCGACCATACGGCGTTGCCGAACGCCGCCAGGATCGGTTCGACCGCATCCCAAACGCCGCGGAGGTTGTCCCACACCTTTTCTAGGACGGGCTGAATCTTGTCCCAGTTGTAGTACATGAGTCCGGCCGCCGCAGCCAGTGCCCACATCCACGGGCTGGCTGCCCCGATTAGCCGAAACGCGGATCCCGCAGCACTTAGCGCGCCCCTGAGAAGTCCGACCATGCGCCCCGAAAGCGCAGACGCAAGTCCCACCGCGCGAATTTCGCCGACCAACTGGCCGCCGGCGAGAAACGCGAACCCCATCTGCGCCAACCGTGCTGCGCTCGCGAGTGCGACGAGGCCACCAGCCGCAGCGATCGCCCCGCTCGCCATCTTGAATAACGCTGGATGAGCCTTTTCAAACGCGCCAATCTTGCTGGCAAGGCCGGACGTCTTAGTTGCGAGCCATTCCATCTTGTCGCCGAACAGCGTGACCATCAGACCTTGCTTTGCGAAATCGAGCTTCTTGAGCGCCTTCGCATACTTCTCAACCTTTTCGACCTGCTCGTCACTGAGTACGCCACCCGTGCCGTCCGCTTCCGCGAACGCCTTGCGAATGCCCACTTTCCCTTGCGCCATCAGTGCTGCGACTTCACGCGCCTTCATACCGAAAAGCTTCTGCGCCGCGTTGTTGCTCTCGGACTCCAATTGACCGGCGAGAGAGGCGTTTCCGTGGTCTCGGAGCTTGTTGATACGGTCCATGTGTTCCTTGAACCGTGTCGCAACGTCCATTGCCACTTCGGTAATGCCGCGGACATTGCCCTTGGCATCCTTTACAGCCACGCCCATCTGCTTGAACAGTTCGGCCTGATCTTTTGCCTTGCCGCGCGCAACCTCGAACGCTGTCTCGCCCATCTTCGCGAGGCCACGCGTCAGCAGATCCGCGTCGACCCCTGCCTGCTCGGCCGCGTAGCCCCAGCGCTGCATCTCGGCGACCGGCATGCCAATGCCTGCCCCCTGCATTCGCAAATGCTCGATCTTCTCGGACAGTTCGTTGAGACTTGCGACGGCGCCGCCCGTGGCGAGCGCCCCACCGATCGCACCCATGACACCAGACTGGCCCCACAACCCCTTCACGTGGTTCGACAGGGCCTGCATGCGCTCACCGACCGTAGACGCCATGTCGTTCATCAGGAACTTCGTGCGCTCATGCACCGAACGAGCCATGGCTCCCAGGCGGTTTTCGATCTTCTCGCAGACCTGAGAGACGTCCTCTTTCGCCGAGATTTCGACCTTCGACTTGAATGCAGTGCTCATCGAATCACCTCATTTTTACTGCTCGTGCCGATCGGCATAGTCCACCGCGCGCCTATGCATGCGCAGCAGATCTGTCAATGACAATGCCATCACGAAACCCGGATCCAGCTTGACGTTGAACAGCAAGTAGTCGATCACTTCGTCCAGGTTCGATGGCATCAGGCGAAAAAAGCGAACATCGCATCCGTCACGGCTGTCATGTCGCTACGTGACATCGTGAGCAGCAGCGGCCGATGGATTCCGGTGACCTCGGCCACATACGACAGCAGGCGGCCGCGATTCACTTCGACGCCACCGGCTCGACCGTTGTCGATGCTGAGCATCACAAACGGATCGCCGATTCGGTCGTATGCCGCGCTGTTTGGATCACGCAGCACGAGCTTGGTATGCTCCTTGCCTTCTTGATCGATCAGCGGCCGGCTGAGTTCAACAACCCTCTCCTCCGCTGCAGTGCTCGCCTTGTTTTTCGTTTCGCTCATGATCCGTTCACCTTTCGGCAAGCATTGCTTGCGATCTTGAAGTTGCTGATTTCACCCTTCTCGGTGTTCAGCTTGGGTTGACCGACGACGTGCGCCTTCGCAAAGACGAACGTGTCACCATTGCACAGCTCGATCGTGACCGGCACGTCGCAGAGCGTGTACAGCGTCTGCAGATCGAGATCGCGCGAGTACGACAGCGTGCCTTCCGCCGTTGCTGGCGTCGGCTTCTGCGTGATATAGATCGTGCCGTCCTGATTCGCGTCCGCCGACCGCTCGAAATTGAGCGGCTGAATGTCGAACGCGCCACGCGCCGAGACTTGCTGTCCGTTGACCCGCAGGTAGAACGTCCCGGCAATCGCGCAACTGCCCATGCGCACCTCCTAAATCAAAAAGGCCTACCAATTGGTAGGCCTTGCGGTTGACGTTGCGGCGATCAGTTGGTCGCCGGGTACTGGTTGTAGAACTGCACGAGGATCTTCCCGATGCGCCACTGGTTCACAAAGTCGGGCGGAAGGATCATGTCGACGCAGTTGGGATCAGAATCGCGCTGCACCAACAGGAGCTTGACGAATTCGTCGACGTTCTCGATCACATTGAGGTCGGCGAGCTGATCTGCGAGCCCAATGACATGTGTCCGGATCACGCTCGGCGTGACGGCGAACTGCCCGGGGAATACCGGGTTGCCGTCGTCCTTGAGCGACACCCGCGGGAACGCGGTCGACACGCCGTTGTTCATGTACTCAATGAAATACATGATCTGCGCCATCGTATTGATGTCGAGATACGAATTGTCCGCGGCGCCCAAGCCGTTGACCTGGTACGTCGTCAGCAGTCGGTCAAGACGCACGACGCCGGCCTGATCGACCGTCGTTGCACCGATGCCCTTGTAATACAGCATCTGACGCACCTGCTTATTGAAGCAATCCGGGATTTCGGGCGCATAGATCCCGGGCAGCTCAAGCGTCTGTTCCGGCCGTGACAGTTCCGGCGCATCCGAGAGATGCACGAGCGCGTACGCGGCGAGCGCCGCCGACACCTCCCACGGCGAACTCGGCGTTCGATACAGCCCGAGTATCGACAGATGCTGGTCGTTGTTCGTGCCACCGAACGCGGCGAGTTCAGCCGGTGTGTCCGTCGTGCGAGCGGCGAACGCCTGCCCATAGACCATCCGCATCGCCGCCCAACGCCCGTTCAGATCGTCGAAAAACATCCGCGAAGTAGCGAGACTCACGGAATCCGTGTACGGCAGCGCAACCCACTTGTATGGTTCGTCACCGAGCGTCGCAAGCGCAGCCGTCATGTCCGGATTTCCTGCACCCACCGTGGTCTGAGCGACCGTCAACGCCACACCGGTAACGGGTGCGCCCGCGCCTCGGTACGTCACCCGCACGTCGATCTGGCCCGCAGTTTCACCAGCGTGATTTGCGATGAGTGTTACGACTCCACCATTCACGCTGGCTATCGAAACCTTCGCTTGTGGATCGCCAGCAATCGCATTAGCGATGCCGGTAGCGACATCGGCTGCAGTGTCGCCAAGCAGCACGGTGGTCGCGTATCGCACGCCGCCGATGTATACGCCCGCGAGCCCCGGTGTCTTGAGCGTCGTCGCGTCGACTTCGCACGTGATCGTCCATTGCCCCTTAATCGACGCCGCAGCATCCGAAAGCGGGAGCGCCCACATTTCCGCGAAACCGCTTTTCTTTCGCACGATGCGCGCCATGTCAGCAAGCATCGAACTCTCGCCGAACAGGCCGCTCTCGTTGCCGATGATTTGCACCGGCAATCCGACCGGCGCTGACCCGCCCGGAAGCTTCTGGCCGATCAGCAGCACGCGTTCGGATGTCTGGAAATAGCCCGCCTTGCTATTGTCGACCCCGAAGTATAGAAACGGGACCCGGACACCTTGCGGTACGCCCGGGATCGTAATATCTGCCATGTGTAGCTCCGTGTGGATCAGGAATTCGAGGACGACGATGCCGCGCTGCCCGATGTCGCAGGCGATACCGCCGCCTTCGGCATGGTCGTAGTTGGTACCGCCTCGTCGACATCGCCGAACCGCAGCAAGCTGAGGTAGTACGGATTGACGGGAACGTTCGTGCCGTCGGCCGGCATCTCGCGATATGCGCGCTCGGGCATCAGCACGACGCCGCGCGCCGGCTTGACAAATTTGGTCTGCATTTGGATTACTCCGGGAATTTCGGGTTGAATTGCGTGAGGTCCCGTCCGATCTGAACGCCGGCCTTCATGCAGGTCATGGTCGCGGGCGCCATGCGCTCACCCACAACGATCTCGGGCGGCAGACAGTTCTCGACGTAGTGCACGGTCAAACTGAATCGACGCATGCCGATACGCGCCTGCCTTTCGCTATCCATCGCGCGCGTCGACTGGTACTTCGAGATGCGTTGCACGAGCCGGTCGAATCCGGAAACGTTGCCCTGCTCGTCGATGTGCGGCTGGCGGTAAAGTCGGTCGTCCCACAGCAGCTTGCGGCGAACCTGCTCCTCCATGGTGTCGAGAAGCATCTCGGTGTCGAAGTCGGTCGACATGCTCGCGTACATCTCAACATGCACGACGAGATCGACGTGCGAGCTGAAATTCATCGACATACCCGCCCCGAAGTCTCCGTCCTCTGCGTCCGTGTAGACCGAGATCGCCGGCAACTCGACGTCAGACCGCTGGAGAAGCTGAAGCGGTTCGGAGTGGCTGTCGAACACCCGATCCTGCGCCGCGGTAAAACCGGTAGCGCACGATCCCGACTGCAACGCCGTATTCGGATCGGAAAGGATCGCGACGGCTGCCAGTCGAATCGCAGAGCGAATGAGCATCACGCCTCCCCGGGGCAAAGAAACGCCGCCAGATCTGCATAGAAATTCGGGTCGCGCGCGCCGCTGATCTCGAGCAAGGGCAATCGCACCTCGCCCCACGGATTCAACTTGACGTCTTTCACCTCGTAAACGACGCCTCGAACCACCATCAGGGAGCCAGTGCCGTTTCGGGTGTGGCCCTCGGCATACTGCTTGTACTTGACGGGGACGGCCGCGAAATCGGAGATGAGCCCGCGCAACCGCGGACTGACCTCGGCCACTTCGAGGACCGCACCTCCGAGGTGAAGGTCGTCGGGCGGTTCAACAAAATGCATGAACACCCAATCGTCCTTTCCGCCTGACGGGCGGTGCCTCACCCACTCGCCGAACTCGGCAAGCTGAGCCCTCACCGCCTCGACGTAGTGCCCGGCAAACCCGCCAACGTAGCCGGCCGGAAGCCAGTCGGTCGACATGTTCAGGCGGCCGGCGGCTCGTTGAGCGTGACCGTCGGGCCCGTCGGCGTCGGCACGATCGGCTTAGCCTCGGTCGGCGCATCCGCGTCAACAGCGACCTTGCGCTTGATCAGCGATTCGCCGATTTCGTCCGAAACGGTGAAACGCTCACCGGGAACGATCCATTTTTCGACGCCGGTACGCTTGTAGGTGGGTTCGCCACCGTTCTTGCCCGGAATCTCGACGACCGGGCTGTCGACCTTCAGTCGGCACTTCGCAATCAAATCCATTTCATTTCCTTGAATGGGTGCTCCGACCACCAAGTCCAGGTGGCCGAGGCAGGCGTTAGAGGACCTTGGCCGAGACGGTCGCGTTCGGACGGGACGGCACCACGAGCGGCGCCGACTGCGTCATCAGCATCGCGGCACTCGGGTTCGGCTGCTCCCACATCTTCGCGAAGAAGCGCTGTGCGACCAGCGACGCGAGGTCCTGAATCGCGCCATACGCCTGAACTCCCGCAATTCCGTTGTCACCGCTCGCGACCATCACAACCGTCCCCGGCGGCAGATACGAGATCTTGTTGCCCTGCTCGTCGCGATACCAATCCTGGTACACCCACAGATTGAAGTTGCCGAGTTGCCCCTTGTAGAGGTTTCGTTTCTGCGCCGCCGGCAGCACGTTCGGCAGCGGGCCACCCAGGTTTTGGTAGCGCTTGAACAGATCGAGGAAAGCCGGGTTGTTCTTGATCGCATTCCAGACGTCCGGCGTCATGATCACGTCGGAACCGGCCGCACCGGTCAGTTCGAGGATGATCATCGACCACGTTTCAAGATCGTCGAGCGGCGTGGCGGTCGGTTGCGACCAGAGAGCCGCGCCGGCGAGTGCAATCGTATTGCCCGGATCGCGCGCGAAGTCAACTGTCACGGACGGATAGTCGTCGCCAACGACCACAACCGAGCCGTTCACCAGGGCCTGTGCGGCCATCCATTCCATGCGCCGCTCGATGGCGCGCAATTGCTTCTGGAGCGCACGCTGCGTAGCGAGCAAGAAACGTTCTTGCGGACTGAGCGTTCCAGCGCCGATCGCTTCGCCAGCCGACCGACGAAACGCTTCTTCCGGCTGGACGGCATGCAGAGGTTTCAGATAAGCCGGCGCGAACGACTGTACGACACGCCCTTCGCGACGCATCGGACGGCCTGCGACGTTCGGGCTGACGAACGGGGCAATGCTCTCGTTCTCGGTGAAGCGCTCGAACAGGATTTCCTTGGTCTCGAACTCCATCACCGACGGAAAGAACGAGTTCAGCAGGAAATTTTCCGGCTCGAAGACCGTCTGGATCAACTGCACCAGCTCGGCTGTGTCGAAAATGCTGTACGCGGACATGCGTAACTCCCATACATGGGCCGGGAACTCGATTCCCAGCCGCAGAAATGAAAACGGGCCGCTCGAGGCGGCCCGTGAAGGGTTGGATGTGGCGAAGCAATCAAGTCATCTTGCGCAGCCGGACATTTCCGGCGGCGTTCAGCGCACCCTTCGCAGCGAGCAGATCGGCGGCCGAGACCGGCGCACCCTGCGTCGTGATCGCGAGTTCGTTGAAATCGCCTTCCGAGTACACCTGAAGCAGGTATTTGCCAGCGGCATGGGTGGTCGACTGCGCCGCCGTAAGATTGCTCGGGCAGATGAACCGCGCATCGGCGCCAGAACCAGCCGCGACGGTGTTCACAGTGTTCGTTGCTGCGTCGAACGACAGCAGATCGCCACGCACGTACACGACGCCGCTCGTCAAATAGACTTCGACGAAGTGAACGTCGCCGCTTACGACGAGTTGATCCGGGGTATAGCCTGCTTCGGTGCTGAATGCCTGGTACGGATCTGCCAGATTCGGATCGTTTTGCGGATAGAAATCCATGACTTGCTCTCCTAAATCGTGAGAATCGGCTTAACCGTGCTTCTTCCAGAGCGCCGCCGACTTTTCAGCGAACGCTTGCTTCTTGTCGACGGTCTGTCCGGCGAGATCCGCCTTCACGTTGGCCGCATCGGCCAGTTCTGCAACCGTTCGACCACCAGTCGCAGCCTTCGGGAAGGTCGCGAGCAGCGCGCCGGCCGTTTCCGGCGTCATGCCGGGCGTCAGCGCGAGAGTCACGGCCGATTCGCCGCGGTCAACGGCCTCGGCATGCTGGAGAATCGCGCCGATTCGCGCGCGCTCGGCATCCACGCCTGCTTTCACGCCCTCGGCGCGCGCTTCCTCGGCGAGGCGCACGGCCTCCGCTGCCGACATCACGTCTTGTCCCGGCGCGTCGGCGCGGGCACCTTGCGTACTCATGAGTACACTCCCTTTCGAAGTGCCGCCCTGACCGGACAGCGTTGTTGAAAATTCATTGAGCGCGTCGGAAAACGGCATCACTGCGTCGGCGAGGCCCGCATCTACTGCTGCTCGGCCGCGATATAGCCGCGCCTCGGTATCGAGCACCGCTTGCACGTCCATCTTTCGCCCCACCGCGACGCTCGAAGCGAAGAGCATTCGCAAATCGTCGAGCTCACCCTGCCAACGGTCGCGCACGCCTTCGGGTAGCGGCTCGTACGGGTTGCCGTCGACCTTGCTCGCGCCGGAATGGATGAGCGTCACCTTGATGCCGTCATCCTCGAGCTGCTTACTGTAGTCACCGTGCGCCACCAACACCCCCACGCTGCCGACTTCGGCTGTCTCCGTGACGATCAGCCGGTCGGCGGCGCTTCCAAGCCAGTAGCAGGCACTCGCGGCCAGTTCGTTCGCATGGGCCCATACTGGCTTCGACGAAGCCGCAATCTTTGCAGCGAGATCCTTGACGCCCGATACCTCGCCACCCGGCGAATTCATGTCAAGCATGATGCCGCGCACCTCGGGATCGGCGAGCGCACCGGCCAACTTCGCCTCAATACCGTCGTAGCCCTGCATCCCCGATACAGGGTTGAGCGCCGCATTCTTGTGCACGAGCGTGCCGTCGACCGGAATCACCGCGACGCCGTTCTGCACGTCATATGCGCGGTAGCCGCGCGCCGGGTCGTATGCGTTCAGTGCGCCGGCAATTGCCTGCCCCTCCAGCGATTCGCCCGACGCCAACACGAGTTCACTGATATTCAGCCGCGGCGAAAGGGCGGCGAAAAAAAGCCGGGCATAGCCCGGTTCCAGCAGCAACGGGCGGTTAAGCGCCCGGGCCGCAATGTGTGGATAGCTCTTCATTCAGTCTCCACAGACAGCATCGCGAGGGTTTCAGGATCTGCCTGTCCCGCATATGGATCGGTTTTCGGCAATCCAAGCTCTTCCATGTACGCGATTTCACGCGCGCGCTGCTCGAGTTCTTCGTCCCAGCGATCGCCGTTGTCGGCGGTCACGTTCATGAGGTTCGTTTCGCCCGTCGTCAGCTTTGTCTGGTTCGCCTTCGCCGTCTTCAGTTCGTCGATCACCATCTTGCCGGCGCCGATCCAGGCTGAGCGCGTCAAAGCGGACCGTGCTTTCCAGTAATCGATGCCAGGAGGCGGCTTGATCCTGCCACGCGTAATCGCCTCGTCCATCCATGCGCGGACCATCAACGACGCCAGACGATCCACGAACCCCGCACGCTTCCCGGTGACGTACTTCCATGCAACGTCGATCGACGCGCGCGCACTGCTGTACGTCGTCTTCGAAAAGTCCCCCGTGTACTCCTCGTAGGACGTGTTCATGCCCCGCGCACAGTGACGCATCATCCAAGTCCGGAACGACTCGGCGTTCGCGTTCGGATGGTTGGGCGTCGTGAACTCGAGCGACTCATTCGGGAACAGGTGCGGAATCTTGATTCCGTCAAACGTCAGGTTAGTTCCATTGTGAAACGCCATCTGCGCTTTGATAAATGCGCCCAACTGTTCGTGAAATGGACTTCCGTTAAGAGCCTCCATTGCCGACCGTGCACCAAACTCCGACTTGATCACCATCGCGTACGTCGTTGCGATGATTGCGGCTTCAAGTTCGACATCTTCGAACCGGTCGACCATCTTCATCTTCTGAATGACGCTCGCGAACTGGCTGAAACCGCGTGTCTGATTCGGCCGTTCCGGCTCAAATACGTGGATGATGTTCAAATCGCCGAACCGGTTGTATTTCGGGTATCGGTCCCACGTATAGGAGCTCATCCCGTAGTCGACATCCTGTTGGTGTCGGGTGCGGATCCAGTACGCAAGCGGCGCGCCCCACGCATCCAGTTCGACGCCGGCCCGCATCTTGTCGACGTCCATCGTCAGATTGCGGTTGCACATCCGCTCGGGCTCGATCGACATGAAGCACGTCGAGTAACCGGCCGGGCTCGAACGCCACTCGCGTGACAGAATCGCCTCGCCCTGCAACATCTCGGTACCGACGCACTCCCGAAGCATCTGCGTCATCGTCCGACGACGCGTCGCGTCGATCAGGCATTCCGGATCGTCTGCGTACAAGCTGAATTCCTGCTCAACCTGTGCCGCCCAATCGTTCGCCGTCTTGAAGTCAAGGCCGAGCGTCTTGTATGCCGGCCGAAGCTGCAAGCGATAGTTCGCACCGACAATCCGGTCCTTCTGCGACTGAAGCGCGCCCCGCGCGAAGCCGTTGTTCCGCGACAGATCGTGCGCGCGGCCCTCGACGATCGCCTTCTCCGGGAGCATGTCCCGATCGGCACTCTTGAGCGACGGGCGCCAATGAGCCAGTTCGCGACTCACCCGCTCGCCCGACTTGAAGGCGGCCCCCTGAACCGTCATGCGATCGTCGGCACCGCTGATAGGCACACCGTGCTGATCGAGAATCTGAATGTCCATAGGGTTACCATCGTCGACGCAACGGATAGGCACCCTCCCATCCGTGGTCTACAAAATTCACGCGACCGGGAGCGCGGTGACATGGAATGCCGAGCACCGCATAGCTTTGCGCGCACGGGCATTGCTGATGCAGGTTCAGAATGAATTTCAGCAGCGCGTCGGGATTGCGGCGACTGAACTCGGTTTCGTTGTCGATCGATTTGACCTTCACCACCTCCCGTGCGCCGCTCAGCAACTGTGTATACGCTGCGATGGCGGACGCCATCATCTGATCACACGTTGGAAGTGTCGGCGAAACCGGGCCGCACGGTGATGTGGAATGCGGATCGCTCATGAATTCATGCTCCTGCCAAGCTTCTCGAAAATCGAAAAGTCGTCTTCCTTCTTCTCGACCTGCTCCGCGAGTGGTCGCGCCCAATGCGGCGGATTCGTCCAGTCGATCGTTTCGCCCTTGACCATGATGAACGCGGCAAGGTTGTACACCATCAGGTCAAATGCCTCGTTCCCCTGTTGCTTCGACCGGCGCTTCCAGCCATCCGCAGTCCGGACTTCGGCCGTGAGTTCCTTGTAGAACCACCCGCCGAGCCATTCCGGAAAGTGGATGTAGCCAGGCCCCGGCTCTTCGCGATTGAGCGACCGGTCGATTTCGTCCTTCAGTTGGTTGACGTTCAGGACATACAGGGGCACCCCGGTGCGCTTGAACTCGGTGGTCGAGCGAACGCATCGCGGCGCGGTCATTTTCGAGCCACCTTTGATCAGCATTACGCGAGCGGCCTTGCCGAGCTTGTTCAGGCGGCGCCAGTACGCATAGGCGTTCTCGGTCGCATCGTCCATACCGCCGGTATCGATGACGACTTGCTTCACCTCGAGTTCGACTCCGCCTTCGGTCTGGTATTTCCGCTCGATCACTTTGTCGAGCACATGCCAGTCCTCGGCATGCGTGAACGGCTCGACGCGCATGAGCTTGCTGTCTTCGCCCATCCGATCAGACTCGGAAACGTTGAAGCGGTCTACCACCCAGCGTTCTCCGTGCAGTCCCCATCCAATCACCTGAACCACAAAGCGATTCTTCTGCTGGTCGATCGCCATCGTCAGGAAGCGAACCTCGCCCCAAATCCGACGCTTCTCGGCCTTCTCGGCGCGTGCCTGGTAGACATCCGGATCTGCAGCAACGGCAGCAACCTTCGGAAGATACGGAACACCCCAATCGATATTGAGCGTCGCCTTCAGCGACTCCGCGTTGCCCGTCGCCTCTTCGCTCTGCTTCGCCTTGAGGTAGTTCGCGACCAGGCTCGACCACGACTGGAAAGCCGCAGCCACACCAAACATCCAAAATGACGCGACGCGCGACTTGCGCGTCTTGCCCGTCCGCCAGCCTTCACCAAGCCAGACGCCGTCCTTGTTCATGGCGTACTTCTGGCGCTCCTCGATGACCGAGCCGCACTCCGGACATATGACGTGTGCGGTTGCGCCGGCCGCCTCCGGGTCTTCGATCGACGTATCCCAATGCAGCACGCTGCGCGGGTGCTCGGGCCAACTGAAAGCCTCGAAACGCTCATCGCAGTGCGGACACGTCCAGTACCAGCGGCGACGATCCCCCCCGTTGTACAGCGCGAGCGCGCCGTCCGTCGGCGGAGCCTCATGCTCCGTCTTTGCCTTCCATTCCGGATCAAGAATTTCGTAACCGGGCGAGGTCTCGACGAGCGTCATACCGCCCGACATGAACGAGGTCGTGCGCTTGCGCGCCAGCGCGAACGCGCCACCTTCGCCGCCGACGTCCTTCGGGTAACCGTCGTAATCAGTCAGCGCCATCCGCGGGATGTTCTTGCCACGGAACTTCCCCGGCGTCGGCCAGCCGATGCTCAGCGTGTTCCCTGCTCGAAAGCGCTTGTCGAATACGTTGTCGTCGTGACCGAACGGCGACAGGCGACCGCGCATTTCCGGGCTTGCGTACACCATGCGGTCGACGCGATTCCGGCTGAACGTCCGCGCGTCGTCCTGCGTGACATGCACGATCATCATGTCGGCCGGATCGTCGACGACCGAATAGACGAGCCAGCCCTCGACAAGTCCCTGCGTCTTCCCACTCTGAGCGATGCCGACAAAAATGACCGCCTCGAGATCGCGCCGCGTCAGGCAATCCATAGGCTCCACGACATACGGCGTCCGGTCCGGGTCCCACGGCCCTTCATATCCGCCCGGGGTACTAATTCGCAGGCTTGCTATCGCGCTTTCGCTTACCTTGTCGCGCTTTGGCGGGAGCAGGATTTCCAGCGTCTCCGCCGCCTCCATCCGCCCCGACGACAGGCTGTTTGTCGGGTACAACGATTGATAGGGCATTCTTGTACAGATCCCCGCGCACGTGCGCGATCTTGCGCGCGAGTTCGCTCACTTGCTCCGGAGACAGTCCGGCCGATTGCTCTAAGACGTCGGGTAGCGTATCCAGAAAGGTTGCGAAGAACTTCGACAGCTCGGCCATCTGCTCGACGTGCTGCGACACCAGCATCAATTCGCCTTCGAGCTTTGCCAGTTCGAGGTCGTTGAGTCTGGTCTTACTCCGAAGATTGTCGATCTGCGCCTGCTTGTACGGATCTTCATCGTCGAGCGAGGCAGCGGCCTGCTTATCCAACTCGCGCCGCCAGAGATTGCGCAGGCTGAGCCCGGCGTAGTATCGGCCCCGCCCGGACTTCACCGTCACGCCGTCAGCTGCGAGGCGAATCACCTGTTCGCGCGACGAATACGGTCCGAATTTTGTAAGCCAATGGACAGATACTTCGAAGTCGGGCTCTGCCGCTTTCGGTTGCTCGCTCATACCCAAACCCGCCGATTTCTCAGTCACAAACTTGAGGGGCCAAGGCCCCCTCACGATCACAGATTCCGCATATCCGAAATCGCTGCAAGCCAGATGCAGAAAGGCGTTCCGGATTGTTGCGAAATCCGCAATAGCACTATTTGTGATTGTGACTGGGCTCGTTTCGGGACCGAAAATTACTTAAATATCGCGCGTCGCAGCATTCCCCGCGTTTTGGCTTCCGCGCGGAAAGGACCCGCCCTCGATCCGCCCCACCTTTCATGATGTAAGACGCCTGCGATCAGGCCTTGCCACGCGCCCGCGACGAGCCTCCGTCGCCGGCCGCCAGCCTAGCCAGCTGCCTTGCTCGCGATCCGCTCAAGCTCAGCCGCGAGACGCTCGTCGAAACGCTTCCGAATTACCGCATCGACAGCCGGCTTCATATGCAATCGCTCCTTGATGCTTACCTGCGGTTTCAGGATGAACAGCGGGACGATGCCGTGAGCCACACCAGCTTCGCCCGTAACAACAGCGTAGAGCCCCTTTTTGAGCTGCACGACATATGCCTGGTTTTTCGCAATCAAGGCGCTGGCGCGTTGCCCTTTCGCTATCACCTTGGATGGCGCGCCACCGACCGGAATCGCGAGATACGGCTTGCCATGAACCTTGACGCTTTCTCGCCCCTCGTCGCCCGCGCGGCGGGTCACGTCTTCAGTCTGCTGCGCCGTCCACCAGTCGGTTGTGCCGACCGCGGCCGTTAGATTCTGCTTCGTGGCCTTGTCGACCTGAATACCCGATCGCGTGCGCTTGTTCCGGAGCGTAAACGTGCCAGGCAACGTGTCCGTGCGGATCGACTTCTGCGAATCGAACGCGACCGTGTTTAGCGCCTGCGCGGTCGCATACGGCAAGTCTTGCGAGAATTGCCGGAGCCGCAGCGAGAGCTTGTCGAAACTGTTCTTGACGTCAAGCTTGATCATGTTGACCACTCTCAAACAGCGCCTCCGCTGCCCTGCGCGCTGCGCTCGGCCGCTTAATCGCTCGACAAGCGCGCGAAATCTCGGCGTTTTGCTTCTGCTCCGCGATTTCTTGCTCAAGCTCAAGTGCATAGAGCGGATCGCCGTAGCAATAGGAGCGTTGGGGATCGGGAAATCGCATGGCCTGAAAGCGAAAAGCCCGCTAGCGTGTGGGCTCGCGGGCTTTGGGCGCAATGATGACGTGTATCTAATGTTGCCGATTATTGTGCATTGAATTCACTGTGTCAACATTTTTCGTCAGTAGTGCCACAAATTCCGATTTCAGATGCGCGAACGTCAAGGATCGTCCACGCGTTTCGCTCAAGTCCCGGCTCCCCTCTCTTTCTATCGCCCTCCAACCAGCGACGTACCGCCGAGTGATGACGGCCTACAGTGTTTCGATGTGCATCACACTGCTCCGCGATTTCCCCAAGGTCGATCTTCACTCCGTAGATTTTTTCGATGATCGCGCGGCGAGCTCGGTAGTGCGAGAAGCCCGACGCGTACGCGGCGGACGCTTCCGTAAGAAAGCTGATTGCCTCCTGCCATTCTGCGTTCGGAATACGCCCGCTACAGCACGGCCGCCCGCACGCACAGGGATGATCCCGTGGGGCGGTCCGCGCGACGATTGCAGCAAGCTGGACGACCGACAGCGATTCAACCATTTCGCGCCGAATCTGCCCCGCCTGGCCGGCGCCATCCATTCCAATTAAGCCCATCCCACCGCCCTTCGATTCCCCACGTAGCCGTTTCGCCATCAATGTCTCGCCGTATTGCTGCGACGAATAGGCCAAGGCGAAGCGCACCGCGTCATAAGCCGACTTGAATCCGATTTCTTCCATTCTCTGTGCCACCGTGCAAATTTGATCGACTCGCGCGTGCGTCGGCCGATTACATGATTACCGTGAAATTGATGCCGTGGTGCGTAAGCCAGTCGCCTATGGCGTGGCGCAGCGTCCGGTTACGAGGCCATGGAAACGAGATCTGCATGCCGTGCTCCGTCTCCGTGATCTCGCCGCTGAACGGGCACTCATCGAACGCGATGAGTTCTGCGTCTGTGACTCCGTCGCGGTGGCGGATCGCCGATATCATCAATCGCTCAGGCACGTCGCTATATAAGATGCATGCAGCCGCATTCATGCCCCGTCCCTCAAATCCAGTACGTGCGCGCCGCTCGCAAGGAACTGCGCGAGGGCGCGCGAATGTCTGTTTTCGAGCACGTATGCCTTCGTCCGGAATACGCCCGACTCAACCCATCGAGCGTCTACCTGCGGGATGTTCGCGCGCCACATTTCCGGAATGAACGCATCCACCTCAACAACCGCTACCAACTGGCGCTTGACAGTCGGAATCAGCGCGATGCGGAACACCGTCGCGTCGATCGTGCGTGTCCGCTCGCTGACGATCATTCGTCCCGCACCACGCAACCGAGGAACGGGATATCGTCCGTCCGGTATCTCTACCCACATTCTTTCTGGCAATTTGCCTCTCCCATCTTTCGGGCACGCACTGGTGCCCATTCCTCAAAAGCCCGATCCCACACGTCGAACTTGACCTGCTTCGGCGTGCCGACACGGTTCTGGTCGATCCATGCGTGGCACGCATCGCAGCCCGGAACCGTGAATTCGTGTTTCGCCTTGAGACCGCCCGCCTTTCCGTGCCGCGCTTGGTTCGAGTGGCACGGAACGACGGTTTCATCCATCGGATTCAGCCGGCACAGGCCCGGCACGCGCAGATAGCACGGCTCGCCGCGGCAAGCAGCGAGATACTTCGCGCCCTCGGCGACGGTCGGACGGTGTGCACGTCGCTTCATCACTACCTTTCGCGGTGCCTGCTCGGGTAACGGTGAGCTTTTCCGGGACCACGAACCGCGCGCGAGCGGCTTTTTGCGCGGGCCGAAACCGGAGCGTTTCATGCCGACGCCCCATAAACGACAGCCATTTGTCGCATTAGCCGCACCGCCGCACCAACATCGCAAGTGATGCACGCACCTCCAACGACTGCTGATAGCCGGCGAGTGTGCTGGTCAAGTCCGGGCCGATCCGCGTATCGAGCCTCGCGGGTCCGCCGCACGTTCCTGCAATCGAGTAGCGACGCGCGCTCTTCATGGTTTTGACGTCGAGCCGCGTGATAGCCGGATCACTACCGAGCAAGCTGCGGATGGTCGACAGCGGCATCTCCGTCATCGCCGCGAGCTCCGGCGCGGTATAGCGAATGCCAGGCTTCATTGCGGCGATGAGCGTTCCGAGAGAGAACCTTTTCTTCATGCTGCGGCCCTCGCTGAAGCGACCATGGCGCGAATGGCCTGGCCCGTCCAATCGATCGCGGTCAATGCCTGCGCTTCACGTTCAGCTTCTGCCACCATCCGGTCTTGGCGGGTCTTCCATCGTGTGGAAACTGCCCAGTCGTCCGAGCGTTCGAACGGTTTCCCGGTGTATGTCAGCGGATAAACGGTGTGCCCCTTGGCGCCGGGTACGTGTTTCTTCGTGCCGCGCACGAGATAGCCGCGCGCAATCAGCGTTCGAATGGTTTCCCGCGTGCCGCCACCATCGCCGAGGTCTAACTGGCGGGCGACATCGCTCGCATGTATGCCCGGGTTAGCTTTCACGCACTCGAGGATCTTTCGCGAAATCGGCCCCATCTTTCCTTCGCCCATCAAACCTCCCTAATTGAAATTTTGTGCACCGCCAACATGTCCTTGCGTTTCTGCACGTACGTCGGGTTCTTCCGCGTGATCGGCGATTTCACGTCCTCGACGATCTGCCTGCCCGTAATGACGTCGACATAGACGAAATCGGCCACATACTTCGACGCTCGTTCCCATGTCCCGTCGTCGCGCTGCATGCGCTCCGTCAGCACGAACGAAACCTGAAGCTGCAAATCGCGAATCAGACCAACCGTCTGCATTCGGACGAGTTCGAAATAGCGCGAGCGTTCCTTCTCGCTGTCGAACCGGATGCCGTCGTGTTCGCACTTCCGGTTGCGATACTTCGGCGCCCGCTCGGGTTTCTGCATCGACAGCGGCACCGGTGCGCCCGGATTAAACCCGTCGGCGATCTCGTCGAAACCACTGTCAACCTGCGGACGGTTGCCCGTTGCCTCGTAGATCAGGCTCTGAGCAGCCGTCATTGCAGGCCGACTGTCGTCGCGCACACGCGCCGTTCCAACGCGTGTCGTACCTTCGGGGTAGTGAAGCGACGTGCTCCGCTTGGTCATGAATTGCCACCCTGTTCACGCGGAATGTCGTTGAAGAACGCGTACAGGGCGTCGTATCGTTCCTCGCTCTCGCGACCGACCGTCCGGAGCATGTCCTCCATCCATTCACCCGGGCCGGCCGCCTTGAACACACGCGCCTTGTACTGCTCGAACACCTGATTCGGCTTTTCCTCGATACCGAGCTGCTTGCCACGCTCGCGGATTCCCGGCGCGGTTTTCCACCAGTCCGGCGGGACAGAGCCGCCCGATGTTGACGACGCGGCAGCCGGATCGGCCTTTGCCGGGAACAGCCCGGTCCAGCCGCGCAGCACGGCCTCATCGATACAGGCGACGGGATCGTGTCCGGCGTCACGGAGCTTCGTCAGCCGCTTGATCGAGACTTTCGCCGTCGCGTGCGCCCATGGCGCCGATTTGTCTGCCGCCTTCGCCTCGCGGTGTTCGCACCAATCGAGCCATGCGTCCACCGGCAGCCAGTCGGGCAACTCGATCGATCGCAGTTCCCCATGCAACGCAACTCGCGGCGCACGCCGCGCAGGTTGACGGTTCAATGACGGTTCCATTGGAGGTTCTTGACGGTTAGACGGCACCTCCTGCGGGGGGGTGGTGCACGCCCTGCCGGGGTCCCCCGCATCTCCTGCGGGGGTGTGGTGCATATCCTGCGGCGGTGAATCTCCTGCGGGGGTGCATTTGTTGCGGGGGTGAATATCCTTCGGGGGTGAATATGCTGCGGGGGTTATCGTGTAGCTGGTATGGCGCCCGTTGGAGCGATTCGCTTTCACGATCTTTGCCTCTTCCAGCCACTTGATTGCGTTCTGCACCGCACGCTCGGATGCACATGTCCGCTTCGCGATGGTAGGGATTGACGGCCAGCAGACGCCCTGGTCATTCGCGTTGTCAGCGAGCGAGATCAGCACGGCCTTCTGCGCAATCGACATCCCGCCCAGCGGCCAGCATTGAGACATAATCATCGTGCTCATGACGGTAGCCTCAATGCCCGCACGGCAGATCGCCGCGCTCGTCTGTGCTCGCGCCGCACGACAAGCAACGGCGCCCGGCGCGCTGCACGTGGACGTCGCCGGCCGAATCGGTCTCGGATGTCGCCGCGTCGGTGACAGATACCGACCCGGCCTGGCTCCAGGCATTCGTCAGTTCCTCAATGAGCCTCATGCAACGACGCCCTCCGTCGACGCACTGTTTTCGTCGACGCCGAGCACCCACCGCAGCGCCGCCGCACGGTCGCCAGACGCCCCCGCCAGTTCCGCCGCGATCTCTTTGCGGGTCCGCATTCGCGACGTGCCGCTCTCAACGACCGCCCGCTGCGCACGCGAGCGCGCGTGACCTGTCTTACCTTCGCCGGCCGCAACGAGCTCGCGCACCTTTTCACGCTGCTCGCTGGGCTCCAGCTTCGCGAGCTTCCGCGCGTGGGTGACGTTGATCTGGCCCGCGTCGACGGCCTTCTGGACCGCTTCGCAGCAATCGAGCAGCGCCACCGTCGCGCGGACGGTTTGGACGTTGCAGCCAAAGAGAATTGCTACGTCATCCTCGCTGCGCATCTTGAGCTGTCGTGCCATCTTCGCCGCCGTCGTCAACGGCGTTTCCTGCTGACGGATGGCGTTCTCGCTTGCGACAGCAGCCGACAGGTCGAGCGCACGCTGTGCGCGCGTAACCTTGCGCACGTTCGCCGGAACGTGCACGGGTTCGCGCCCTTGCTCCCGCAAGCGCTTGTTTGCCTCGCGCGCCGCCTTCACACGCTGACGTCCCATGACGACTTCAATTTCGCCCGTCTCCGGGTTCTTGTTGACCTCGATCGCCTGCAGAACGCCCTGAAACATGATGTTGCGCACCATGTTCTCGTCGACCGGCCAATGAACGCGCTCGTCGTAAAGCGGGTGCGCCGGATCCTGAACCAGCGTCAGGTCGTCCGGATCGAAAAAGAGGGTGTTGCTCTTCCCTTTCGCGCCGTAGGCGTCAATACTGTTTTTTGCCATTTCTACTCCTGTGCTCAAGGCTATTCACAAAGCCCATATGCGGACGCACACGCCGTTGTTGGCTCGGCGTCCGCAAGAAGGTCGTATTGCCGGCCACCGCGGGTCGTCTTAGCCCAATCGATGACCTGCCAGATGTGTGATTCCGCGCCGGAATGACCACCGTGACTCGATAGGTGCATGAAAGTGACCGGCGATCCCGGGCGGCAGACGGACGTCACCAGTCGCTCCCACTCGGCGATTCGCTCAATGTGCTCGGGGAAACGGCGTGCGATCTCGCGCAGTTCGGCCTTCGACGCATTGATGCACGGCATGCACCCGACACGGGACATGCCCTGCCGATAGAGCGGATTTGGCCGAATGCCAGCGAACGCGTGCGCAGCGAAGACGTCATCCACGTTCCAGCGCAGGATTGGTCGGTAGACCGCGTAGTGGCCGCCCCGATGCTCGTACGACGGAAGCCATCGCCTAGCCTCACTCTCGTCGGCACGCACCCCTTGCCACGATTCGACGGCGTAACCTTCGTCGATCAGCTCCAGTTGGTACTCGGTGATCGGGTTACGCTTCAGGTACTCAGTGCAGTACTGCCGCTTCCGCGACGGAAACCCGCCCTTCAGCATGCAGACGTCGAGGAACGGATTGCCCGTCGGGTGCAACAGCTCGAGCGCGCGGCTCGCCGCTTCGGGCGTCCACGCGTACATGAACTCGCGCTTACCGTAGACAGCCGACTCTGGCTCGCCGGCGGCGATCCGTGCGAGGTTCGCCCGCTTCGTCGCGAACTCGTCATCGAACGATGCACGCACGACGTCGACCACAATGCCGAGCACGCTCGGCAGGTAGTCGAGCGCGTACTCGTAAGTCGCCTCGTGCTCGTTGCCAGTGTCGGCAAACACGGCGCGCACGTTCTCGCGACCGTGCAGCTCGAGCGCGACGAGCAGCGTCGCCGTGCTGTCTTTGCCGCCAGACAGGGATACAACGTAGAGGGTCGGCCGCTTGCTCACGATGCCTCCAACATGAGGCCCGGCTGCCGCAGGCGCTCGCGCTGCAACGGCTCGTAGTTGGGGTTCAGCTCGCATCCGAGGAAGCGACGGCCGAGCCGCTGCGCGACCTGGCCCGTCGTGCCGCTGCCGAAGAACGGGTCGAACACGACGTCGCCAGGACGACTGCCAGCGAGCACGCAGGGCTCAACCAGCGCCTCGGGGAAGGTCGCGGAATGTGCGCCGTCGTACGACTGCGTCGGGATGGTCCAGACGCTGCGACGGTTGCGCATGGAAACCAGCTCGTTCACCGAGCCGGAAAACGATGTGTTCTGCTTTACACGCGGCTTCGCGACAGCGTCGTAGCCGCGACCAAAGCCGACGCCGGTGCCGGAATACCGGCCGACCTTCTCGCGATGGCCGCCTGGACCGGTATCCCACCCGGCCGGCTCGCGCGCCTTCGGGTTCACGCCAGATCCGCGCGCATGTGCGGTACCGCTGACAGGCTCCTGCATGGCGTCGAAGTCGTAGAAGTACTTCTCGCTCTTGCTGAGCAGGAACAGGTACTCGTGCGCCTTCGTGCAGCGGTCGCGCACGCTCTCCGGCATCGGGTTCGGCTTCGCCCAGATGATGTCCTGGCGCAGGTACCAACCGGCGTCCTGAAGCGCAAACGCTAGGCGCCACGGCTGGCCGACGAGATCCTTCGGCTTCAGCCCTTCGACGCGAACATCGGAGCGCGGGATCGGCGCGTCGTCCCGTCGGCGGCTCGCCGTCATGGCGCGATTCGTCTCGGTCTGGTTGCGGCGCGTGCCGTTCAGCGTCGACGCCGTTTCCGGGCCGCTGCGCGAACCCGCGTAGCTGTCGCCCATGTTCAGCCAGAGCGTGCCGTCGTCCGCGAGCAGTCCGCGCGCCAGATCGAACACGCCGACCAGCGTGTCAATGAACTCGCGCAGCGTCGGCTCCTGTCCGATCTCGCGATGCTTGTCGGGGTGGCCGTCGGGCAGGTACGAGCGCAGCCCCCAATACGGGGGCGACGTCACGATCGTCTGCACACGCACGCCGTCGGCGACCATGGCGCGCATCAGGTCGCGGCAGTCGCCGCGGTGGGAACGATCGAGCCAGTTCATTCGATCACCCCCCGACACGCTTCGATCCACGCGACAGCCGCTTCCGCGTTGATCGCATTGCCGTAGGCGCGCAGTCGTCCCACTCGCGCGGGAGTCCCATCAACCAGCGGGAATGTGCCGGGTTCAACTGGCCGCCACTTTCCATCCCGGCAGAGGAGCCAGTCAGCATCGCGCCAGACGCCGTTAGTCGGGCCGGCTGGCTCGACTCGGTCGAAACCGACAGCCAATGATGAGCCGCTGCGTCCAGTCGCATGCCCTTCTTGCCGCCGCCCCTTTCGGCGTATGGCTTCAGCGGCGCTCCCTTGAAATCCGTGGTCGTCGGCGTCGGCCACCCAGCGAGCGCTGCCGCATGGTTCAGCGTCACGTTGGACGTTGTGAATTCCGGAGACGGCATCCGCAGCGCGTCCGTGCTCGTTGCGGTCGGCCAGCCCGCCAAGCAGGCTGCTGCCGCCAGATCCGGCCCGTGATTGCGCATAGCCTCGATCAGCCCGCCGTCGAACGTGCGCACGCCCTTTTCCGCGAGTGCGGCCGTCGGCGTAGGCCATCCAGTACGCCCGGTCGCGGATGTGCGGGGCACCGACGCCCGCAGACGGGAACGGGACACACCCGAAGGCGTAGTCCAGCGCCTCCACGTCAGCGTGTACAAGGTCGATCCAAGGGTCGACAGCCGAACTCGCAACCTGCTCTCCAAAGATGACTGCAGGTCGACACTCGCCGATGAGCCAGTACCACGCAGGCCAGAGATGCCGCTCGTCATCAAACCCAAGTCCCTTGCCTGCCGCGCTGAAAGGTTGGCACGGACAGGAACCAGTCCAAACAGGTCGATCGTCGGCCCAGCCAGCGCGGCGGAGCGCATACGACCACACGCCGATTCCGGCGAAGAAATGATGCTGGGTGTAGTCGCGCAGATCGTCGGGATGGACGTCGAGGATGTCGCGCTCGTCGACGTCACCAGGCGCAATGAGGCCGGCAGCGATAAGGTTTCGCAGCGTTCCGGCAGCGTGCGGGTCGCGTTCGTTGTAGTACGCGCCATTCACGCGCACTCCCCGGCGTCATTCGCCGCTGACCAGCCGCAACCCCACTGCCGCGCGAAGCGAGCCAGTGCTCCGCGAGTCAGCGGATTTTCATGGTAGGGAATGCCGCCGCGTGCTGCGCGCCAGCCGGCGCGGAAGGCCGCGCGTTCGAACAGGAATTGCATAGTCAGGCCCGCCCGCATTCGCCCGCCCCGGCACGCGCGCATTCGCATGCGGCACCGACCTTGCAGAGCGTCGCGATTGCGTCGAGGTACGGCCGGCTGACGAGCGCGTAGCCCGCGACGTCAATCGCCTTCTCGAAGTCCGTGATCATCAAACCCCGTTGACCGCTCAGAAAGCGGCTCACTTCAGAAGCATCCCAGCCAAGCTGTTCCGCAGCACGCTTCCGATCCGGTCCTGTCAGGACATCGCGCAGCGCTTGTTCAATATTCGGCTTCGCCATTTATAAGCAATCCTAATCACAATAATTTGAGTGCCGTTGCTGATCGACACACATACGATGCGGTCAACGGAAACCGAGAATCGACAACCTGATGCGAACCACCGCTATGAGAGAATCAAAGCCTCTGACCTCTTCAACCCACACACAACGGGATTCGCATGAACGCAAATCTTTACGTCATCCAAACAGACGTCCGCCCCGCGGCGAACAACACCAATGCCGAGTACCGTCTTTGCGAAGGTGGATCCGCACACGGCCTCGTGTTTGCACCGGACGCAGCCGTTGCGGAGCAGGTCTTTTCCGTTTGGGTCCAAGCTCACCAGTGGGAAATAACCGCCATCCAAGTACTGCTACTGGCCGACCCGCAAAATGCCCGCGGCGACGCAGAACTCGAACGGCTCTTAGAAACCGCTCGCCGGAACGGTGTAGCTGGACAAATCGTGCCCGCTGCGTTTCTGTCGGCGCCTGGCCGAGCATCCTGAAAATTCTCAAGCTCGAATACTCGCGGGCCTGGCCGATGGTCGGAAATAGAAGATGTACACGCGTGGCTGCGATGGGCGAAATCACTTCGTCACGACGGAGCTTTGGCACCCTCACCCATGCACCGCCGGGAAGCTCGAGCTCGACGTACGTGCCGAAATTTCGGATGCGAGTCATGCGACCTCCTGCTGTTGGGTGAGGGTTCCGGCTCTCGCCAGTAAGCTCATGGTCACCACAACCTTTCACTTCCATATCTGGAGGAACCCTCATGATCGATATCGACGAATACACGTTCACTACGTCCCGTGGCACCTTTCATGTTTTCAAAATGAAGGATGGGACGTGGCATGCCGCCCTCGACGGTTATTCATGGGCTGGACCCTTTGGCACACCCGATGAAGCAGCAACTGCACTGGCGTCCGGAACCGCAGCGCGAGCCCGGTTCGACGTCGCCGGACTTGGTATCCCCTCCCTCATCGGCGGGTGGGTAGCAACGCGTCGTTAGTTCGCAGTTCTCGCGACCGTATTGAGGGCAGAGGATCGCGCTGGCAAGTTCTCTCGCGACCTCTTCCCGCACGCTCAACAACAGATGCCGCTCTCCCGCAAGCAAATGAAGAACAGGCCCGTCCGAATTGCGCCATACCGCACGAAATGCGTCTGCCGGCTGATCGCAGAGCAATGCGAATCCCGCGAATTTCCTGCGCGGGCCATGTCTACCCGCCTGCTCAAGAAGCCGAGCATCGGAAAGATCGCAGCGCCGCATCGCTATCTTCGCGAACGTGATGGCAGTAATCGCAGCAGCAATGGCGACAATCGCCGCAATCCCACTGATCGCACAGTGGATCAAATGAATCACGCCTCCTCCTGCTGCTGGGTGAGCTCGGGCCAGATCAGGTGCCAGTCGTCGGGACGGAAATCTCGATAAGGTATTCCGACGGCGGTTCCGACGAGAACGCAGTTCTCAGGCCTCATAGCGTTGGGGGAGTTCAGCCACTTGTGAATGTGCGGCTGCTTCTTGCCGATCAGGCGAGCCAACGCTGATTGCGACCCTGCTTTCTGAATCGCAGCCAGCAACGCCGGCGCGGAGCAATTTATCGGTTCCATACGACCATACTATAACCAAAGTTATTTATTGGCAAGAACTTTGGTTATTTGCCGGCCCACAACCAAGGTTATAGGATCATCGCCATGGAAAATCCTGAATTTGGACGCCGCGCCAAGGAGCTGCGTGATGCTCTGGGCCTATCTCAGAAACAGGTCGCAGAACAGGTCGGCGTATCTCAGCCCGCAATAGCCAAGATCGAGGCAGGAGGCAGCACGACCACTACCCGAGGGTTCGCGTTGGCTCGTGCGCTGAAGACCACGCTGGAATGGCTTGAGTTCGGCGAAGGAGCCGCTCCGACGCTGCCATCGGAATGGTGCCGGCTCGACGAGGTTGGGCGAGCAAGAGCAGAGGCATACATTAGTGGATTGCTTGCGCAATCCGCGCCAACCCATCGCCCAGTATCGCGCTTGGATGAAGATCGCCCCGCAGGAGATTGATGCCCAGCTCTTTTTGAGGAATCGGTTCAAGCGAGGCATCTCGAAAGGTAAAGGCGCAGGTAACGACTGGACGCTTTTCGCGCGACGTAAATCCGAACGCCGGCCTGTCCAGGGCAACGTCCCAGCGACCGTCTGAGCGCAACCGCTCAATCAACACAATCGCCCCCACCAAAGCCGGGTTGGTTGATGCGACCACTCTCGCCAGGTCCCCCGGCTTGCACCGCAACTTCGTTGTTTTCGCTGCTCCCTTCACCCTTCCCTCGCTTTTTTGCCGCCCCAACTACTGTATGCATGTACAGTAGTTTAGCCCCATCAATGGGGAGCCTTCAACCGGATTCGTCAGGGACGTAGCCGCGTAAGCTCGAGCACGCTCCGCCGACGTTAGTTGGAAGCCCATAGCTGAAATTACCCCAACCACGAGTCAATAATATCGGCAATCGAAATAGTTTTTGGTATTTTTACCGATTACGCAATTTTGTCTGATGATTCGATGGCAGGCGCGCGTCGGCCTTCACGGAAAACGTTTGCGCGTAAACCCTTGAGTGTGTGTGGTTATTGCTCCGGCCCCATTCGGCGGGGCTGCAGCAGGTGACTTCAAAAAGTCACAAAACGAGCGCATGAGAATGGGATTTCGTTGCGACGTTACAACGAAAAGTCGACTAAATTAATTTGGGGCTTTCCCTACAATACCAAGAATTTTCCTACTGTCAGTTCTAACAGGTAGATTGAGATAATATTGGCTTTCCGATTTTCCAACTATTAATTTGACAATATTTATTTTGAGATACGCGTCTCCCCGTTGCGCTCACCAACCGACGTGCCTATGCTCATGTCGTCGTCGGTAGACGGCCGGCCGCGAGCCGACAACGTCGTGGAGCTGACTGAGAGAGACCACAACATGAAAAAGATCATCGCAATCCTGCTCTGCGCCGCCCTCGCTGCGCCTACCATCGCCCTTGCACGCGGCGGCCACTATGCTGGCGGCCGTGGGTCGTCTCATAAGGGTGGGAAGTACAAGAACGCTAGGAGCCGGGACCACTATCAGCGCAGGCAGTAACGCCTTGTCTAAAAGACTCCCGATACGCAATCACACTTCCACACGTTCACGCTTTGAAGTAACCCGCCATGGCAAAGCAATCTAAGACACAAAAGACGGCATACTATCGGCGCGCTATTATTTCTCCGGCGCCCCAGCAAACTCTTCAGCAACTCATGAGCCATGCGTTGCTACAAAAGAAGAAGGTCAAAGACCGACTTGAGCCGGTCGACGCTGCCGCCTCAGCGTTTCGCGTCATTGGCGGCTACAAATCCGTTTCCGGGATGTTGTGTGGAACGGTGCTGACGTTCGAGCGAGGTGCGCAACAATTGGTTATCCTCGACGACCCCGAAGCAACAAGCCTTTCAATCGGCGCTCTCGAGCCCCCCAAGAAGGGCAATGTGCAGCAGCAGTATGTCCCAGGGGTCCTGTTTTTCGCAGTGTTCGACAATCACCTCGCGGTCGTGCATACATCTCATCTCAAGACTTCTGCTCTCGAGCAACATCTCGCGTGGCTGCTGCGAAGCCAAACTGGGCTGCTTTCGGCCGACCAAGGATTAGTGCTGGCGGATGAGCCCAAGAAGGCGACCAAAGATCGCATTCGCAAATCTCATGTGAAATCAATTGCGCTCGGCCGACCGTTCATGACCAGCGCCGACTCTGCCGATTCCGGTGCGGCCCAGACCGGTACATTGCAGGTCAAAAAATCGGACGTATCCCGCTTCAAACCTGATTCGGCCGTAGTGAATCTCATCAAGAGCATCCTGCCAGCCGACCGCTTCGCCAAACTGAATCTCGACGCGGCAGTGTTCGACGGCAATCTCGAAGTCTGGGTGGAAATCCGCTACCCATCGCGGATGCGGTCGCAACCGCAAGACACAATCAAATTGATCGATGATATTGCAATCGCATTGCGCGACCAAGACGAGGAATCTGTTGCCCTCAAGCTCGCCGATGGCACGAAAGTCAAGGGGTCGGACCTAAAAATCTCTCAACCGGTAACGCTCAAATCCGTTGGCGGCGTCCCCCAAGAGGACACGTTCTACCAGGATCTTGTGGATTGGATCGGAAGCCTGATACGCAACGGAATGGTATCATCATGATGCCATGAAGCCCATTTCCAGACTGCTACTCATTGTCTTGGTAACGGCGGCGTTCTCATTGGTTGCGTGGCAATTCCCGGGCATCCTGAGCAAGGACGCTGTACGGTACCTCTCCGCCATTTTCGTTGGCGTCACGTCAGTGTTAACTGTATTTTTTACTCAGATGAATAACGTCACTGGGGTGGGCATCCTGACAGGCCGCGAGATGGAGAGATACGTAGCAGTGCGCTCAGGCATTCGGAGTCGCTTCTGGTTTGTGCTCGCCGTTTGCGTCGCTTCGAGTTTCATAATGTGGATTCTCAGCACCAAACGGGTCAGTTCGATCGACTATATCCAAGGGCTCGCGGTTGGGTTCTTAGTCGGCGTTGGCCTCAACTACTTGCTAGTGGTTCTGCGCTGGATCAACGACCTTTGGGAGTTTGCGGACCAGTTGCGCCTCATTGAGCAGAGAAAGCGCGACCAGGAAACTGCCCTCAAACGCCTTGCCGACGCAGCGAAGTAGTCGAGCCCACATTATCCGTCAACTTCTTGGCCCCGCCTCGCGCGGGACTTTCATTTCCGCCTTTCGAATCCCTCCCGCCAGAGCGTCGCGCCCACCGACGTCAGCAGCGCTATCTCGTCATCCCCTAGCCTGTCCCACGCCTCCGCCAGCCAGCCGGCGAACCCGGCGCAAGTGTCGTCGATGTCGACGCTCGCCCTTCCCTCCACGTTCAGCCGCTCGAAGATCGTGATCACGTCATATGGCGTCATGGCTCACTCCTGGTGAGTTTCCAATGTATGCGCGACGAGCGCACCGAATCGTTCCAGCCTGCGCGCCGTCTATTCGAGCTAGTCGGTGCGGGTGCGGCGTAATGTCGACCTGAGTCCATTGAGCACTTCGCCAGTTTCCAGGTCAATTGCCTGGTTGATCCTATCAAGACGGAATGTCCGCGAGGCCTTGGCAGTGTGGCAGTACGCCCGGATGTACCCGCCCCTGGGGAAGTAGTGGCGAATGTCGATCTCGCGAATCGACTGCGTACCGAGGCTATCCGTATAGTTAATTCGCCATGTCGCCTTCACAGGGATCGACTCGTCGCCCGCAAGAAAGTCATCCTCTTCTGGTAACAGAGCAACGTCTGGTGACGAAACGGGCACCGACGCAGGCTGGTCAGGCTTCACGCTCACGGTCGGCGGTCGCTTGATGACAGTGATCCTATATATGAATCCGGCCCAAAGCAGCATTCCGATCGCACCACCGCTCGGCGGTGCAGCGTTGTTCCCGATGGCGACAATCACGGCCATCACTATCGGTACCGCCAAACATCCAATTAAATGACCTTGCGGTGCCGGCTTGAATCGAGCAGCACGGGCCACAACAAGCCGGTGCCATGACCAAATCCAAACCACGCAAAAGACTAAGTTCATGTTGCCCCGTATATTCATTTGACTAGCTTCTTTGATTCTGACCCTACAGCCGCACGGAGTCTTTGAAGATTCGTTAAATCTGCTGCGATGCAGATTCGCCCTAGGTAGCTCGCCTCGCTTCCTCCCACCCCTTCCAGATCGCGCGCATGGGCGCTGTTACAAATTCCCTGACTCGATAATAACTTTTGTTATTGACATGTCGATAACTATGGTTATACTTCATTCCAATGCAGCACTGACCTGCGCCACCGCCCTGGCGGTCAAGCAGCAGCCCTGAGTGGGGACGCCTCAAGCCGTCGCGGCGGCTCTAAATAGCCCGTATGCATGCTCACCTCGTTGTTGTGCGGTACGAGGCGTCCCCACTGAGGGCTGCGTAGTGCAATTACGAAGGGGAATGTGATGGATTCAATCGAAGAGCAACGCATCGCGCAGTACGGACGTGGCTGGATGGATGCAATGTGCGGCCGGCCGCCGCAGTCGAATGCCCTCTCCTACTCGCTTGGCTACCTTGACGCTAAACGGTGATCTCATGGTTCTCGTGAAAATCTGGCTCGGTGCCGTCGTCGCGATCGTGCTCTTCCTTACCCTCACGGCGATCGAGGAGGAGCACGCGGAGAAGCTGGACCGCTGCGCAGTGAATCGCTGCGTGTAATCCCGCAAGTTCTCGCGGATCTCGCATCACTCTTTTGAGTTAGGACTACATAAGGACAGGACATGATTCCCACCCTGTGGCAGATCGTCGAAGACCTTGCGAACGGCAGCATCACGCGCCGCCAGGCGCACGCCCTGCTCAAGGCGCATGTTCGTGCCGCATCCACTCGGAAACGTTGAGCCATGCGCCCCGCTATCCCCGTCACCGACGCCATGATCGCGCGCGAGTTTCGCCTGCAGCGCTGCCGCGGCTCGGCCGTCGACGCGATCACGAATCCGCTGATGCGCCGCTGCCTCGCGCTCGGCGCCGAAGCTCGCGCTGTGCGCGAAGCGCGGGAAGCGGTCGCCGCACCTATCCGTCCCACTCGCGACGCGAAGACCCGCGCCGCCAACGACAACGACTGATCCCCCCACTCACCCACTGAACGGAGTTCCTATGTCTGTCCGTCCCATAACCGACACCCTTCGGCAGATTGCCGGCGGCCACCTTCTCGACACCGCGAGCGACCAACTCGCGGATCTCGTGCGCGTGGTCGACTCGAACGGCGGTAGCGGCAAATTGACGATCGAGCTGACCGTCAAGAAAGCAACCCGCGGCGGCGCAATGCTCGTCACCGGGAAGTCGACGCTGAAGAAGCCGGCTGACGAACCGCTCGAGGCGATGCTGTTCGCGACGCCGGAAGGCAACCTCATTACTGACGATCCCCGCCAACAGAAGCTCGATCTGAAGCGCGTCGAAAGCGCTTCCGACGCTCCGCCGGCTGTTCTCAAGACGGCCTAATCCTCTCCCACTTCACAACAAGGATCAACACGTGGAAACCAATCTCGAAAGCAACCTCGCCGAAACCCTCGCGCGCGAGATGAAGCAGCCGATCGACATCGGATCGAATACTGCCGCTGCCGTGCGGCGCATTGCCCTGCCGCCGGGCTGGACCCTCGCCGAGAAAGACGAGTCGAACAAGCTCCCCGCGCCGCTGCGCAAGCTGGCGACCGTCCGGGTTCGCGATGCCGACAGCTTCATCGAATACGTGAAGCGTCACGGATCGCTCACCGACAGCACGGTCTGGTGTCAGGCGGACTATACGAAAGGGCAAGTCGCCTTCGTCAGCATCATCAACGATCACGGCGAAGACCCGGACAAGGCCGCATGGCGCGATCACCGCGCACACTTCTCGCCGGAATTCAGCGAGGAATGGCGCCGCTGGATCGGCAAGAACAAGCAGTCGTTCACTCAGGCCGAATTCGCCGCATTCATCGAAGAGAACCTGAAGGACGTCGCGAATCCGGACGGCAGCGGGTTCCCGGCGGGCGCCGACATGCTCGCGATGGCGCTCCAGTTCGAAGCCACGCAGGACATGCGCTTCAAGAGCGCGATTCGCCTGCAAAACGGCGGCGTCAACATGTCGTTCGTACAGGACGACGACGACCAAACGCTCCAGAAGATGCAGATGTTCGAGCGCTTCGCAATCGGCATCCCGGTCTTCTGGAACGGCGACGCGTACCAGGTCGACGCGCGCCTGCGCTATCGCGTCCGCGACGGCAAGCTGACGTTCCACTACGAGCTGATCCGCCACGACAAGGTGCTCGAAGCGGCCTCGAACACCGTCATCGCGACCATCAAGGAAAAGACGGGTAACCCGTTCTTCTTCGGCGACCCGTTCGCCTCGTAACCGGCCCGCGGTTTCCGGTTATCCGCAGAGACGTATCACGTCTCGAAAGCCGGACTTCAGGTGTTTCGGATTTTTCGGGCGGCTCACACAGCGCCCGGCTTTTTTCGAGGGAATGAACCCAATGAAACTCGTCGCTGCCGGCATCGCCGCCGCCTTCGTCGCGCTACTCGCACTCATGAGCGTCCATGTCGTCCCCGCCGGCCACCGCGGCGTCGTGAAGGTTTTCGGCGACGTGCAGGATTCCCCGCTTCCAGAAGGCATCCATTTCCTGAATCCACTTGCACGCGTCATTGACTTCAATGTTCGCTTCCAAAGCGCAACGGCAAGCAAGGCTGAGGGCGGCACCGCCGACCTACAGGAAGTATTCGAGGACATAACCGTCAACTACGAATACGACCCGCAGCACGCACCGTATGTCTACAACAACTTCGGCGACGACTCGGACATCGAATCGAAATTTATCATTCCCGCGCTATATGAATCGTTCAAGGCTGTGACATCGCAATACACGGCCGAGCAGCTCGTCACACAGCGCGCGAAGGTGTCACAGGACATTGTGCAGAAGTTGCAAGCCAAGCTGTCGAAGTATCGAATCATCGTGTCAGACATCAACGTCCAGAATTTCCACTTTGATTCTCAATTCGCCGCCGCTGTTCGTCAGAAGGTTGTCGCGGGTCAAAATCGCTTGACTGCTGAACAGCAGCTCGAAACGGCCAGAGTGACAGCACAGCAAAGGATCGTTGAGGCTGAGGGTCAAGCGAAGGCTATCGCGATTCAAGCACAAGCCATTCAACAGCAAGGCGGAACCGAATACGTCGCTCTTGAAGCAGTGAAGAAATGGGACGGCCACCTTCCCCAGCAATGGTCCGGCGCAGCAATTCCGTTCGTGAATCTCGCGACGCAGAAGTAATCTCCGAGAGCTCCATCATGACCCAATCTAATAGCCGCGCTGATGCGCCCGTCACGCAACGGTATTCGTGGGCTACGACAGGCATGAAGCGAGACTCCGAGGGCTCGTTTGTGCTCGCATCGGATGTCGGCGCGGGAAACAGCCACGCTGATGCGCTGACGGAAGAACGGCGGCAAGCGCTCGGCGAAGCGTTGACAGAATACTTCGCCACGTTGGATTCCGACGCAGGCATTCGAGCCCAAAACGGCCGTATTCTTCGCACCTTCGACTATTGCGATTCACGGAACATCGATGACATGATCGACCGCGCAATCGTGCCGGCCCTCGCCGCATCCCCTGTCGAGCAGCCCGCAGCAGCGCCGTTCGACCCGGCCGCGCAGTACAACGCCGCCAGCGTGCACATCGGCTCAGGGCTGCCGAAGGCAAGCTGCCCGTGTGGGCTTTGCGAGAAGATGCGCGCTGCATCTGCCACTGATACGGGTGCGGACGGCGAGCCTAAACGCGGCACGCCCGCACAAATCCGCCTCGAACGCTGGTTGACCTGCGAAATGATCGACGGCGCGATGGCGTTCGGCTACCTGAACACGAATCCGCCGCCGTCCGACGATCACTGGCTCGCTCAGTTCTGGAAGATCGGCCGTACGCAAGCTGAAGTCACTGAGGACCGCGACACCTACAAACGCATGCTCGACGAAGCGGGTGCAGATCTTGGCGCAATCGAAAAAGCTCTTGGCATTGATCCTGACGAAGCCGGTGGCGCAGCACCGATCCTCAATGCGATCGAGAAACTGAAAGCCCGAGCGGAAGCATCGCCCACTGCGGAGGCGGTGGCGGTTCCGGTCGAGTGGGACCAGGATGCCGCTATCGAAGCGCTGAGCGATTTCCCGAAGGGCAGCATCTGGTATGAGTTTCTTGAGGAAGTTGGATTCGATCCGACCAGCGGGCCGATCTACGTCCTGACCGTGCAGGGCCGCGCCATGCTCGACCAGCTCAAGAGTGCGTACTTCGCCGCCCCGCAACCCGCGCAGGCCGACGCACCGGCAGAGGCGCGCGAGCTGGTTCGCCTGACTGGATTCCTGACTGTCTGCCTGCGCACTGAACTGAAGAAGCTCGACAACAGCACGCTCAAGGCGCTGGAAGATGTCGAGACGCAACTCGAAGCGATGCGCAACAGCGCCCCCGCCGATGCGGGAGAGGCGGTGAAGATGCCCCGCGCGCTTCTCGCGGAAGTCATGGAGGAATTGCAGGAGTGCTGGAACAACCTGCCGCGCAAGTGGCGCGAGCAGGTATGGCGAAATGACCTTCTGGGCCGCCTCTTGGCACTTCATGGCGCCCCGCCCGCTGCGAGGGTGGCGAACGAACCCGCTCCGAGCCTGACGAATCCGCTGACGCCGTTCGGCATGCTCGTGCGCTCGCTGCGCATCGTCGCGAGCACGAACCTGTACGAGATGGCGGAGTGCCTCTCGATGACGCCGGCACAACTTTCCGCGATGGAGTTCGGTCGACGCCCGGTGACCCACACGGATGCTTGCGGAGCTGCTGACTTCTTCGAAACTCGCGGTATCCCCGGGATGCTTCCCGCGCTTCAGGCCGCCATTGACGCCGCCCGCTCGCGAGGTCAGGCATGAACCGCCCAGCAATCGAAACGCTCGGCGCGGCGATTGAACGCGCACTGGACGATGCGCCCGTGTCGGATGTTCTAGCGATTCTGACCGGCGCGTTCGTCGGCCTGACGATCGAGTTGGTACGTCGTCAAGGTATCGACGTGAATAGGGAAATCAAGGTTGATGGCGGCCAACACCGCGACATCACCATTCACGCGCCAAAGGTGACGGTATGACCGTCTACGTCGACGACATGTATCGCCACCCGATCGGCGAATTCAAAACGAAGAGCGGGCGCGTCTACAAGATGTCGTACCTCATCGCGGACACCACCGAAGAGCTGCTTGCGATGGTGCGCGAGATCGGCATCAATCCAAAGTGGATCCAGCGTCCTGGCACGCGCGACGAGCACTTCGACATCGCGATCAGCAAGCGCGCTGCAGCGATCGCCGCGGGCGCGATCCCCATTACCTACCGTCAGTGCGGCGCAATGAACAAGCGGCGAAAAGTCACTGGTTCGCTCGGAGAGCCGGGCGATGCTATCGAATGGCTGGAACAATTCATTGCGTCACGACGCGGCTCGCGCGCCGCCGACCGCCATCGTGACGGCCGCACGCCCGACGAATTCCCGGAGGCACGATGAAAGAACGCCCTATCCTTTTCAGCGGCCCGATGGTGCGCGCCATCCTCGACGGCCGGAAGACGCAGACCCGCCGCGTCGTGAACCCGCAGCCGGTTTATGGCGACATAGCGGGAACGTTCGCGAGCTGGATGTTTAAGAAGCGGCACGCGAGCGGACGTTGGCTCTATCCAAATGCGCGTGATTTCGTGCTCGCAGAGTGCCCGCATGGCCAGCCTGGTGATCGGCTGTGGGTGCGCGAAACGTGGCAGCACTGCAATCACCCGCTCGGGCCGTATGACGCCGACTGCCTGGTGTTCTATCGGGCTGACTATCTCGACGATCCGCACGGGCCCGACGGCGAGAAGTCGCCGGAAGGTAAGTATCGCGACTGGCGCCCGTCGATCCATATGCCGCGCGCGGCATCGCGCATCACGCTCGAGATCACTGACGTACGCGTCGAGCGCCTGCAGGACATCAGCGAGGTCGACGCGATCGACGAGGGTGTCCTGACGCTCGACGAAGGATGGGCGCGCCAACAGTTCCCGGACTATTTCGCTACGCGAGACGCAACGCTGCCCGGCGAGAAACCGCCGCGCGGGCCATCGCCGCGCGTTCGCTTCTCGAAGCTTTGGAACAGCCTCAACGCCTCACGGGGCCACGGCTGGGATACGAACCCGTGGGTGTGGGCCGTTCAGTTCAGGGGGATCCATGGACCTGAAAAGCGGTAAGCGCGTTAGTGCAAAGGAAGCGGCCGCGATTCTCGGCGTGCCATATCAAAACATCAGTCGTATCGATCGCGCCTGCACGGTCATACAGCGCTTTCGACTCGGCCACAAAACCTACGTCTACGACGTCGACTCGCTTTACAGATACCTCGCATCATGCCAATCGAAACCATCACAAAAAATGGGCGTCGGCGCTTTCGCTGGACGTTCGAGCGCGTTATCGAGGGTGCACGCATCCGAAAAACCAAGCTCATCCCTGCAGGACTTTCTGCGCGCGAAGCTGACGAGCTAGGTCGGAAGTGGGACGCAGAAATGTACGCAATCGCGACCGGCGCGCGCCGTCCAGTCGTCACGATTGGGGAGTGCGTCCGGATTCACGTGAGCGACAGAAGCGCGGGCTGGAAGGACAAGAAGACGCGGATCCAGATCCTGACCAAGTACGCGCTCGAGTACGAGGATCAGGACGCCCTTGACCTGTACGACTGGTCGATCAAATTCGCGGGATTCATGCGCGCGAACGTTGATCGCCAGGGGCATCCCAAGAAGCCAATGTCAGACGGCACAATTCACAACACACTCGGCTATATCCGTGCCGCGATCAAGTACGCGCACAAGATCGGGAAGCTGGAATACGACCAAACGGCGAAGATGGTCATTCCGAAACCGAGCGAAGAGCGCCACGTCTACAAGGGACGCCGGGAGATGCTTCAAATCGCGAGGCAGTGCACAAACCGACAGGCCCGAGCCGCGATCCGCACGGCCTTTTATTCCGGCATGCGCATGAGCGAGATCTTGCGCGCCATCCCAACCAAGGATGGATTCTCGCTCGGGCGCACGAAGAACGGACGTCCACGGCTCGTTCCGATCCATCCCCGAATCGCCGTGATCGCGCGCCGTATGACGTTCACCATCCCACCGTGGAAATTGAAGGATGAATGGAACAAGGCGCGCACCAAAGCCGGCCACCCTGACGTCCGCTTTCATGATTTGCGACACAGTGCCGCTTCGGAGATGATCAATGCCGGGATTGACCTCTATACGGTGGGAGGCGTGCTCGGGCATAAAACGACGACGTCGACCAAACGATACGCGCACCTGGTGACGGACAAGCTCGCGGAAGCGGTCAAGAAGATCGGCCGCTCATAG